GGTGCACAAGGTGATCAAGGTGATCAAGGTATACAAGGTGAACAAGGTGATCAAGGTATACAAGGTGATCAAGGTATACAAGGTGAACAAGGTGCTCAAGGTTTAAAAGGTGATCAAGGAAACGTTGGCCCACAGGGACCAAACGGTAACAAAGGGAACCAAGGAATAGCTGGACCTGCTGGTCCAAAGGGAGATCAAGGTTCACAAGGATTAATGGGAGCACAGGGTCCTATTGGTCCCAAAGGAAGTAAAGGCAATACTGGTGAGAATGGTAATCAGCATCTAAATAATGTAACTTCTATAACAAAAGATTCTGAGGGCTATCTAGTTATTACTTTAAATTAATAAATTTTGGACTAATGTGATTGCATCCGTACTTTACACATAAAGTGCTTTCTAAGTCCAAGGCTGCCCGTAATGGGGCTAAGTGTAAAAGGGTAGGGCAGGTTAGGTCAGTTAGTTTTCGGTGGAAAACTTTCTAGACACCCTGCCCACGCTCTCTCTGGGACATAATTTAACAATAGACAGTAAATGGAGCTGAGGCTAAAATTTAAAACTTGACAATTTTAGTTTTATAAAGTATATTAAATAGATGAGAATTACACCTAAAGATAATGAGGCACAGGTCGAATTAAGGACTAGAGAATTGGCAGCTAAAATAGCTGAGGATGCGAGTAGTAAAGCACAAGGAGTGCCTGTAGATAAGACATTAAAGAGCACTTTATTTAAGTCTGCAGAATCTTTGGATAAGGTTCAAACTAATTAAACATGGCTGAGTTTTCTTTTAAGGATTCCATCGTTTCAGATGATATATCATATGTTGGAACTGGAAGTTTAACACTTGATGTTAAACATTTGTTCACTAGTTTTTTACAGTATGTATTTTCATCTGAGACTAGATATAAATGGGAGAAAGACGTTAGATATACTAAAGTTATTATAGCTGATAAAAATGCTATTGACCTTGGGGTTGTTGAAAAACGTCCTTCTATTATTTTATCTAGAGGTCCAGTTGGATGGTCATATACTACACGAGGTCAGGCCGCGTTAGGGCATGCTGCTAAACAACTTGACCAAGTAAGTACCTTACAAGACTGGCAAATTAATAATGCACAGCAACCAGATTATGTAGATTTGGTAAGAGGCAGTATAACTATAAATTGTATTTCTAAACACGGACTACAGTCCGAAGAGATAGCTAATAAAGCTTTTTTTGCTTTAACAGGGTTTAAAAATTCGATTTATAAACACGGTGTACATAGCCTTACTGGGCTAACTATTGGAGATGAGCAGATTTTAAGATCAAATAGTGATATAGAACTGACAACTGTTCCAATTACATTTCAGTACACTATGGAACGACAAGTTACAACAGGACATTCTACTGCTGATGTAACTTTGTATTACACGCCACTTGAAGGTAGAGAAGAAGCGCTTTTTGAAGGAGTACATTTTACTTTAACTAGTGGACACTCTATACAGACAGAGTTTATACCTGAGGCGGGGTCTGATTTATTAGTCAGTTATAAGGAAAGTACAACAGGGGCAACTAGAACGAAAGAAGACTTAGTCGGTGCAATAGATGGCACTAACCAAAGTTTTACATTACCATCAGGTGAAAATGCTTATGGCTATTATAAATTGTTGGGAGGAGTTAATTTTACTTACTCTGGTTTAGGAAGTACTTTTACAGATTTTTCAGAAGGAAATGAATGGTAAATAAAGATAAAATTATACAAGAAGCTTTTATAGACGAGCTTGAAAAGATTGCTTTTAACCCAGCACCTTTTTTAAGATTGTTTAGTAAAGGAGGAGGCTTCTTAAAAGGCCTTGCTAAAGGTTCTAAGAAAACTATTGGTGCTATGCGCCATGCAAGAAAGACTGCTTTAGAAGCAGGAAATGTAAAGAAGACTATCGAGGCTGCTGGAAAAGCAACCACAAAGAAACCAGGAATAATAAGAGGTTCTTTTGGGAAGGCTCGAGAAAATTTACACACATTACTTACTAATCCTGCACGTTTTGGTAAACGAGTAGGATATAACATGACTCATAAAACAGTTTCTCATAAAGCTGGAGATGTTATTGGAGCTACCAGAAAAGGTTGGTTCAGAGGAGGTAAAGTCGTAGGGTTCCATAATGGACAAACAGTACTTAAACGTACACCAGCTAGTATGTTATTAGGCGGTGTCGCAATGAGTGGTCCGGCGTGGGGAACCTATGAATTTATGGGAAACAAATACGATAACCAAGGCAGACAACGTAGTCTTGGTAACAGACTCGGAAGAGCAACATTTGAAGCGGCTAAATGGACTGTGGCGCCAGGATTGGCAGGAGCCTATGAGCTTGGATCTATGGGTTTTAGTGCAGCTAAGAATAGAAGAAACAAACACAAAAGCGATCCTTTTGCACAGATGCAACAAGGAACGTGAAATAATACTAATAATTATTAGGAGGAAATTGAATTATGGCCTATAGAAAACCAGGCGTAGAAGTTTCACAGGTGCAGCAATCAGCCACTCCTATATTTACTGATCCAGATCTTAGATCAGTAATTGTAGGTCCTGGATATCATATCCAACCTCTTACAGATGTGGTTGATGCACAAGGTGATGCTATTCTATATAGTGGTGTAGCCAAAGCAGTTAATTTCAGTGATATTAATAGTGATTGGGCAGCAGTAGACGCTAGCGATACTGAGTTAGTTATAGTAGATTTAGTGGGAACTAAAGGGTCTATTACTGGTCAAACCTTTCATTTAGTGAATGGACTTGATTTTACAGCTTCGACAAGTGGCATATCTATCAGTGGATCTTTAAGTGAGGTTCCTGCTGACGCAGAAGCTTCAATTAAAGTATCTTACAGATCTTTAAGAGCTGATTTAAATACTTACAGTACTGTAGAAAGTCAGTTAGATATTGAAACAAAAATTGGTACACCAGTAAGTTATAATCCTCTTGCATATGGTTGTAGCGTAGCTATGGCTAATGCGGGCAGTTCTATTGGATACTATGGAACACAGGATGAAACAGTATCTAAATTTACAACTGATGCGATCTCAGCTTTAGAACTTGAAGAAGTTTATTGTATAGCTCCAATGACACATTTAGATGTGGCGGGCGACTTTAAATCTCATTGTGAAAGTATGTCATCTGCAGTTAATAAGAAAGAGCGTATTGCTATTATAAACCGTGAAATTACAGCTTCAAATGCAGACTATCGAGGAGCATCTGAAAACAAAGGTACGGTAGCAGGAGCTATCAGAGACGCTAATGCAGGGTATAACTCTAAGCGATTAGTTTCTACTCATCCAGATTTTGTGTATGACACTGAAGTACGTCACATATCTACTTTAAAGAACAGATGGATAGAAACAAGTTTTGATGGTATGAGTGATGGGTACGATTTTACTGGATACGGTCTTTATGCAAGATTTACAGGTACCACAGTAGTTGGTGATAAAACTTACTATGCATGAGATCAGATTACTAATACAGTGCATGCTGAGCTAATCACTGCAGAGATTCATGAGTTAGCAGCTTTTGTTCCTGTTCCAGGCTGGGCTTACAGTGCAGCTATTGCAGGACAATCTGCAGGACAAGCTCCTGAACAACCATTTACGAACATGGCTGTCACAGGGTTTAACAGAACTTATGGCTCACAAGACTACTTTTCAGAAGAACATTTAAATACAATGGCTTCTGGTGGTACTTATATTATGACTCAAGCTGGTCCAGGCGCACCTATTGTGTCTAGACATCAGATGACTACAGACATTACAAGTGTTGCTAAACGAGAGCTCAGCATTACGCGAGCAATTGATGCTTCAGCTAAGTTTGTAAGAAATGGAGTTAGTCCTTATATTGGTCGATATAACATTACACCAGCATTTCTAAAAATGCTCAATTCTGTTATTGTTGGTCAAGGACTATACTTAGTACGAGAAGGGGTATTAAATGACTTTAAATTGTCAAGCTTAAAAGTTGACGAATTAAGTCCTGATACAATACTGGTCGATATTGATATCTTGCCAAAATATCCTGTTAATTATATTAAAATTCAACTTATATTTTAAGAGGTAAATAAATATGGCAGATCCAAACACAATAGCAAACTGGGCAGATAATTTCGGCCCTAATAGTGTACAATCACTAGGTGCAGGAACTAACTTCTTGTCCTCTGAATCAGTACTAGTGTGCGCAGCTCCTTCAGAGTTTGTAGATGCTACAGCTAATCCAGTATCAAACTTCATCCCTATTGGACTGGTAGAGAATGCAGCGGTTCAGCAAAGTAAACAATTACAACAACTGTTTGAAATTGGTTCACGTAAACCTTTCTTTGTACCAGGACGCGTAAACATTAGTTCTAATCTTTCTCGTGTACTTTTTAATGGGCCTAGCTTATTAAAAGCTTTGTACAAGTTTAATAACGCAGGAAGTATGGCTAATTATGCCCAAGGTGAGGAGGCTTTAGGTTATGATGGCGCAGCTGCAGCTGGAGAGATTACTACAACAAATGGTAACTCTACTTATGCAGGCGATTTTTACATTAATTTAGCATCTGAGTTTTTTAATGCTCCTATAGGTCTCGCGTTCTTAATGCGCGATATGGAGCAGGAAGCTTATGCAGGGTTCCATTTAGGTGGGTGCTTCATTCAAGGACACCAGTTCTCAATGGCAGCTCAGCAAACTGTTTTACTTGAAAATGTATCACTAAGAGCTACTACGGTAACTCCAATTAGTGCTACAATGATAGGTGGAAAAGAAGAAGCCCAAGATCCAGCGGAGTAAGTTTAAAATCTTTAAGCTAAAAAATAAAAGGGTAAGCATACGCCTACCCTTTTTATTTTATTTTGCCCATTTATCTTCAGCAACTATCCTTGCAATAGTTCCGTAGACAGTTAAATCACCAAATGCATCTTCAACTGATTCATTTTGTGGGGAACGGTTATGCTTAACTACTAAATTTAGCAGTCGCTGTATTTTATCGTTCATCCGTATAATAAGACCAGTGATACTCATACGTTTTTCATCTTCTGTGTCTAACCTGGTTCCCAGACTTATATTTCCGGGACCATAATCCATTTGTTTTCTACAGAAGATTTCGTAGTCTTCTCTTTGCATTTCTTTAAATCTAACCATCATTTCTGGGTAAACTCTTTCACAGTATGAAACTGCGCTTTCTGGTTTAGTTACTTTTTTAGCCATTAGTGTATCCAACAATCTCCTACTTCTGCGGAAGCTTCCATAGGTACAGAGGGAGCATATATATTAAATGCTTTTACCATTTCTGTCTCTATTATTTCGGAAACCTCTTCGGTTATTTCTTTCTTACATTCTACTAATATTTCATCATGCACTACATTAATAAGACGTGCGTCACTACCATATCCAGCCTCATCAAATCTTCTCTTTATGCGACATAATGCAAGTTTTGTTGTACTTGCACCCGTTCCTTGAAAAGGGAGATTCTTTGCGATATTTAAGGCGTGAGCCACTGAACCTCTATTGTTCCAATCCTTTTCAGATAAATCACTTTGCCTACCGTCTAATGGCGATATAGCCATCTTAGTATCTTTAGCCTGTGCTTCAAATCTATCTAAAGTTTTTTTAATTTTTGGAAAAGTTTTGAAGTATTTATTCATTAAGTATATGGCGTCATTATAACCTATCTTTAAGTTTTCACTTAATTTCTTAGGCCCTATACCATAAATTAAACCAAATGTAATTGATTTAGCAGAGTTCCGCTGCTCTTTAGACACAGAGTCGTAAGGAACACCAAAAACTAAGCTGGCGGAATTAGTGTGTAAGTCTACCTCATCCTCAAGAGCTTTTAGAAACTTAGGCTCTTGACTAATATGCGCTAGAAGGCGTAATTCCTGACCCGAAAAATCTGCTGCGATTATTTTATAGTCTTTCGACTGTGCTGTAAAAGCTGCTCTATAAACGGCCTCTCTTGGAATGTTTTGCATATTAGGTTTTGAACTTGCATACCTTCCGGTATGGGCTCTCCCTAATTGCCAAAAGTCTCCATGAACTCTTCCGTCTTTAGGATGAACATATTTATTATAAAAGTCCTCTCCATAAGTTGAGACTTTCTTTTGTGCCATCCTATACTCCAACAGTGCCTTTATTGCTGGGTGATTAAACTTTTTTAACGTTTGGACATCAGTAGAAGCTAGATGCGTGCCAGTCAATTTACGTAAAACCGGAAGAAGTTGCTTAGGTGACCTGTAGTTTATCACTAATTCACCATTATCATCTTTCTCGCAATAATGATTAAAATGAAAATCTAGTATTGTTTTTTTGTCGTTACTTTGTTTAATAGCGACATCTTTTAACGCAAACCACTTGTTTTTACTTAAGTGTATTCCATTTAGTTCTAGATCTCCAGTAGCTCTCGCACATTCACACTCTACTGCAGCTAAAGACTCCATCCCTCTAGCTCGAATATTACTCATTAAGATACCATAAAGAGGGAGTAATTCTTTCACATCATTTGCAGAGTACTCTAATTGTGCTTTAGTAAATACATCTCCGTACTGCATGTCAACAAAAGTCATTTGCTCATCTTTTGACATATCTTTATCTAAGTACCTTTCTAAACAAGAGCTAAGATCATGCCTTATAGATGATTGTCCTTGTGTTAATAAACAATCTAAAAGATAAGTATCTTTTAAATTTTGAATGTCCACTCCAAAGTTAGACTTTATCATTTTATAATCAAACTTTGAGTTATGGAACACTTTAATAAGCTTTGGAGAATCCAAAAACTTTATAAATGAATTAATGTGTTCACCGAGCTGAGCAACATCAAGTACAAACTGTTCTTTTTGATTTCCGATAGAAATTAACAACACTTTATCAACTAATGGATCTAGACCAGTAGTTTCAGTATCAATAGCTAGTATGCTTTCATCACTTAGATAGTCTATCGCCTCTAAGAGATGAGTTTTATTCGTTATATATATCATCTTCGAAATATACCCTTAGTTTATCACTTCTATGTGTCATTTTTAATTTCTCTAAAATCTTTAGTTTTATCTGTCGTATACGCTCCCTAGTTAACCCCAAGTCTACACCAATCTCCTCTAACGTGTAATTCCTTGGCTGGTCTATACCGAAGTACATACTTATAATCTGCTGTTCACGTTCAGTAAATTCAGACATCACTAGTTTTAATTCTTTTTTAAGTGAGCCTGTAAGATGTTCCGGGTTATCTAAAATATCACCTTCTATAATTTCGTGAAGGGTTTTATTATTATCGGTTTGAGGAGCATCTAATGGGACATAGGTGTAACTAAATTTTAACGCTTCTAACACCACCTCTTCAGTCATATCCCCAGAAAGATGTATACAAATTTCTTCTGGTATAGGGTCTCTAAATAATTTTTGCTGGAGTGCTTGACGCGCTTTATTAATTTTAGTTACTTTTGCTATTTTATTAGACGGGAGCCGAATTAGTTTTGAATTTTCATGTATTGCATTCATAATCGACTGACGAATCCACCAAACAGCGTATGTAATAAACCCTGTTTTATAGGATAAATCAAATTTATTATAGGCTTTAACTAAACCTAAATTTCCTTCTGCTATCAATTCATCTAAGGGTAGCCCTTGATTTTGGTATTGTTTTGCTACAGATATTACGAATTTTAAGTTAGCTGACATGAGTTTTTCATAAGCTATTTTATCTCCATTTTGAGCGCGTTTAAAATATTCTCGTTCTTTGTCTTTTGGAAGAGGTTTAAAGTCTTTAATCGTGTTAAAGTATCTTTCCATAGTACATTATTCACCTCCAGTGGTATCACGCTCATATAAATGCACAATCACTTTCTGAATTTTAAAAACTTTACGTTCCAGGTCCGTAATCTTTTTATACAAATTTTTATTAGTTATTTCTAACTGCTTTATTTGCTTATCGTAACGTGAAATATGCGTTATTAAAACTTGTGATACTTCTCGTATACGCTCAATTAAATCAATCTTTAATTTTTTAAAAAACATATTTTCTCTTGGTTAAATAAGAGGTGAGCCAAGTTTGGCCCACCTCTATTAGTTATCCAGCTACTTCTTTTTTCCGTTAGGGTCGTATGCACCAATGGCATCGACCAAACCTTGGCCAGCTAGATAGGAAGGTACTATAACAACCACCGCGTCAATAATTTGAGTTGATAGTTCAGGTGATAGACCTAACCATTCTGTTGCAAAAACAAGAAGTAGACCACCAACAGCGGTCCATAGCTTTCGTGACATGAGTTTGTCATTCATGTTTATTTTTGGTTATTTGTTTATAATGAAAGGATTACCTGTGGGGGACTCATATCATGTCGTATATAATTTAACACATATTGAGCACCAATAGCGGCAACAATTTTATTTCCATTTTGGATAATATTATTATCAAGCTCCCACTGTCTTTGGCAACTTCCATCGTTTACATCTTCATTTCCAAGTGTGGATAACATGTAGTCAAGGCCGTTAGCTTTATTTTTAGTAAATGCAGCTATTGAACGTCCTTCACTTCTTAAATCAATCCAATACTTCTCTGGACTATTATTAGCCCATTTAAATAGAATCCGTCTAAATTTAGTATTGTCAACAGCGCTGATAATACAGTCATACTCATTTAGCACATTATCCGACTCAATTCTATCTATAGTTGATCCGAACCCATATCTGGCTGATATAGATTCAGTTTTGTAATCTAGCACATCCTCCGCTTCGAAGTTTTGGTAAGCTAAATTTTTTGTGTCCACAGTATCATCGTCTGCGAACGTAATATCTATTCCGTTTAGTTGTCCCTGCGTTTCTAGTTCGTATAAATGGCTAGCCAGCCATGAACCAATTCCACCAGCACCAACTACTAATATTTTTTTATTAGCCATATTCTCTCCTATGCGGTTATTATTGTTTTTGCAGGTTCAAATACGGGGTCTCCTCCATCATAATAAAATGTATTTAATTCATCATGTTTAGGAGAGTAAATCATGTAAAAGCCCATATACCCTGCCCCTTTCAAGTCTGTTATAGAAGGGACTGCTCTATTATTTGGGTGAGTATGAAAAATTCCGATCAAATCTTTTTTAGCATTTTTATCCATATGGGTAGTTTTCTTTAACACCTGAAACAGTTCATTCGGGTCAGGAATATAATGTACTTCCTGACCCTGATCTGAAACATTTGTCATAGGAATAAATTCGTCACACGTCCATTGTGTATTAGAATTTTTATTTCCTAAGAAAGCTCCACACACTTCAAGCGAACTGGATTCACCATAAGTGGTTACCTCTTGTTCAATGCTTTTAGGTATGTGAAGTTCCATACTATCTATGCGCTCTGGGTTTACGTGGCACAGTAAACGCCCCGCCAGCCTTCCTCAACTGACGTAGTGTTGTGTTCACTATTCCATATGAACGCAATACCCCACTAAATGTATATTTAGTATGTAACTTCCCGAGTGGGAATGCTTTTGTATTCACGTAGTTCACTAAGCATTGCTTTGTCTTCCTATTTAATAAATAGCGAGGAAAGGTGTTAATAATAACAGTCTCATCCACATTAAAATGATCCGCTATGCGGCCCATCATTAAATTTTCTGCTTCTGTTGCTTCGAACCCAACGATGTCCAGACGTGTGGAACTTAACGTTCCGTCGACGTCCGTCACAGCACTTTGAAAGTGTGCGCGATGAAACCCCGACCCTCTTGGTGAAGGATCGATGTCACCTTTCACTGAAGGATATTTATCCAGAATTCTATTTATAAGCCCTACCAGCGTATTATAATTATAATTAATACCCTTTTTATCTAAATATTTTTGTAGAAATTGTGGTGAATCATTGTCTAGTACCATCGCCTCGAACTGCCCGTAATTTTGGTATGCGTTCGGAAATAGGTCAGATGAAAATCTAGCACGTGTTTGCGCTTTTGGGCAATACTTGAAAGACTCTTTCCACATATCTACTTCTTCATGAACCAGTTCTTTTATTGTAGACTGCTTCATGTTGAATTCTTGAGAGACCGTTCTCACAACCTCTAGTTCTTTACCGCCCAAGCAATATAAATCTTTTATTGCTCGTTTAATCTTTTTAACGTCACTCGTTGTGACAGTTGTATTGTTTTTCGTTGTATACACGAAAGTTTCCATAATCTACTCCTGTAGTTTATTTTTACGTTTGTTTTTAAACTAGTTTAATTTTAAGTTTGTTTTTTCTAAGGGTAAAGGGACCTTAAAAAAGGCCCCTTAAATTTAATTTAAAGTTTAACCGCCTACAAGTGCGTTTGTAAGTGTCACATCTTCAGCATCAATGAAGTCATCAATAGATAATCCACTTGGATTAACTTGAACTCCATTAATGTAAGCCCATTTTCCATTATTATCACACTCATCTTGAACTCGTGCCACAACATTCGATAACGGTTCTGTGTATTCGTCGTGTCCTCGAGATGACACCACCTTAATTAACACCTCTGTTTCTAGTGCGTCTTTAAATTCTTTTATTTTATTATTTTCCATATTTCCTCTACTGGTTATTTAATGTATTTATTTGTCCTGCTACTAATGCATCATTATGTAATGCATAAATTCTATTTACAAGTTTATCCATACCAACTTGACTTGTTGACTTATCTACTATACAGATATATTTACCCGTATTGTAATCATAGACTCCACAACTATTATGTTCTTCTGAGTCAGCATTATTTTCTAAGAAATAAGTACGTATTTTTCCATTAATTTTATACCCACGTTTAGTGCGTCCATCAACTTCTAACTCCTCAACGTGTAACTTAAACAATTCTTCAGTTTCTTTTAGAAGTTCTTTACTTTTGGTAACTGCATCTATATATTCTTGCTTACCATCTGCTATTAATGTTTTAATATCAGTTGCTTCAACATCTTGCACAACTTTGCCTGAAAGTAAGATATTAATAACATCTATTAAAGACATAGCTTTTCTAAGATTAATTAGTCTCTTAGTATTTGAAACTTTAAATTCTCTGTCTCCAAGAACAAGATAGTTTGATCCACGACGTCTTTCAAGAGGAAACTTCATTTGTACACTAGTTCTATCAAAGTCATCTCTAACATTAATATCAATACCTAATTGTAAATACTTGTGTATAAATAAAGAACATTGACTTACTGATTTAATAAAGTAGTTATAGTCTTCTTGAGAGGTGTAGCATAAGGCTCTTTCAAGCACTTGCCCTGTCTCATCTTTATTAATACGTTTGTCATTTACATACAAACGAGAAGAAGATACTCCTAAACTGTTAGTACTTACTCTTTTTTCAATGTCGAATGCTACTTCACCAATAGTACCTTTTGCGTTATCAAGTTCACCTAGGTAACTAGTTAGAACAGAAAGCACATCATCAAAAGTAATTGAGTTTATACCTCTGGTTCTTACCATGCTTTGAAGTAATGTCTTTACCCAAAATTCTCCCATCGAACTCTCTTCAAGTTTTAATGTTTGCCCTTGGTATTCTATACTATCCTTAGAGTAAACCACTTCATTGATTTTTAAAGTTTTTCCAGGGTATTTTAAAGTATTAAGCTTTTCTTCTGTTTTATCTTTTAAAACTTGTCTAGCTTTTACTTCACGCTGCTCTCTTAAAAGTCTTTGAGAGTAACGTTTAGTAAGAATACTAAGTTCTTTATTAGATACTATCTCGGGTACATTAGGGGAATTTCTCCATTCATCATTTAACACTTCTTTACTTGGAATAATAGGATCCATTTCTTCAAATATACGTTCCCCAATAGGGAATATATCATAGTCTCCTCTATCCGTAGTATGTGTTAGCCTTCCAACATCACAGTAGTTGTACGATGGGTGAGAATGCTCAACCATTGTCCAGGAGTATGTTGGAGAGGTATTGTAATATGACCATCTACGTTGTTTATGTTTACGAAACACAAATCTATAGTTTCCAACTTCTAGTATGTCCGTTATTATTGAAAAAGCTTTTCTTCGATTTATCAAAGTTTCCTGTTCATCAGTTAGTATATGCTGTGTAATTACAGTAGGGGCGAAAAGTGTCTTTATATTCTCTACCGCTTTTTTATAGCTATCCTCTTGTGTGTACTCGATCCCTTGCGCGCTATTTACATTATGGCCTTCATTTTTAAACTCTTGTACAAAGTATTGTATTGCATCTTGAGGCGTATTAAAGTTAGTTTTTCTATCGGTGGTGTGTAGATTTCTCTGCCTAAATTCCCCCATTAAAAATTCTAGTAGCTCTAAATTATCTTTATCAGTGCTTTGAATATCTTTTAAGTATAATTCATAGTCTTCAATCTCTACCATATTTCTATACATACCTAAGCCTGCATAAGAAAGTACATAGCCCTTTGAAAATTTTTTTAAGAATGTTTTACGTTCAATTTCGTCAGGAGGCATTTGATCTGCATCTGCTTTTCGATGTATTACAATAGGGCCATTTTCGTGAGGGTCAGAATTTGTTACATACGCTCCTGGTGTATCTATAAAATACCACAGAGACAACTCACCTAAATTTGATTCTTGAAAGGTAGAGGTTGCGTTACGTAACTTATCTATGTCCTCTTCAGTCAACCCTATGTCGTATAAGTTATTTATTGCTGGTAACAGCTCTTTAGTTGTGTTCATTTATGGTTGTCCTTTATTAAGGGTTAATCAAACAAATTTAATTGTTGTGGATTTTCTTCTACTTTTTCAGTTTGCATTTTACATGATGCAAATACTAAAAAGTTGTTTGGGTCGGGGTATACATCTATCGTCGTCCCTATAAAGTCCGACAATGTTTCTTTAGAGTAGTACCGCAAAAATTTTGCTAAAGTTGAGGTTGCGGACAGCTGTCCGTCATCATCTAAATTAATCCAAAGACCTTGAATTCGTTTCTCACCATTAGGCATTTCTACCCATACATCTGAGATATTAAATTCTTTACCATCATTCTGCTCAACTTTAAACACAGTTTTACTTGAAAGTTTTCCTCTGACTTCAACTTTTGTTTCTTCAATGTTTAAAATTTTTACTTTTCTATCTGCTCTTCCAACACTTAAATCTAATATATTTTCCATTATTCTTTCTTGGTTATTTATGTTGTTTATAAACTAAAAAAGCCCGTTAAGGGCCTTTTTTAGTAAAAGTTATTTCTTATAGTTCTTATACCCGATATTAAATTATTTCACAGGTATCATTATTACAAAATTTTTCAACAATCGCTTCCTCACCTTTAACTGCTCCAAAGTTTAGTTTGGTCAATTGCGAAATCATTTTAGTATATTCAGTTTGTGTAATTTCCTCATAAGGCATCTGAGGGTACGCACCTTTCTCCAATCTAGGTAGAAAACTAATTCCCTTCAATTGATATTGAAAGTATTGTAATGCGTACTTTAATTGAGGTCCCTCTATTTTAGGATCAAAGGCCACTGTACAAGAAACTTGATTATCTGCCCAGTATTTTTGCATAAAGGCAGCTAAGCTTAACTGTTCCCACATAGTAACTTCCTCTAATGTTCTTATACCTTCTCCTACATCTACAGGAATATTTACGACTACAGTACTTTCCTCACTACCGAAAGCAGGTTCAATAGAGTAACCAGCTTTTTCTAAAGGTTTAATTAAGGCACTATGTCTTGACAGTCTCATGCGGCGTATGTAAAACCTAGACTCAGGATAATGTAATCCTGGAGTAGCTCCTGCAAGTAAAGACACTGTTCCAGAAGGCTTTACAGACGTAGTTTTAATACTGCGAGGCACTGCTAGCCAATCAGAGTATTTCTTATCATACTCTTGTATTCTATCAAATCCCGTCTCTAACCATTCTCTTAATACATGTAAACCACGTACATGTTTGAATTGAGCTATACCTGAAACAGATGTTCCTATACGTCTATTTCGTAACATTACTCGATTAGTTTCGGGCCAATGAGTTTTCCCTAGAGTAACTGTTTTTGCGTATAGATACGCATACTTAAGTGTTTTTAAATAGTCATCTAAATCTTCATGATTATTTGGAAAGGTTTCTACCAAACAGCAAAGTTCGTATGACTCTAATGTCTGTTCTAAACATGGATTCCCTCCAGTTGCTCTGTGATCTTTCCAATCTTTACCATTACGCATACGAGAGTATGCTTGCATATTTTCTAGCCATGCAAACCCTGGCTCACCATTCTTTATAATACGGTTACAAGTCTCGTCATAATCCATACCTAGTTCAGCAAAGACTGAATTATTTGATGTCCAGCCATGCTCCATTCTATCAGGGTTCACTTCATAGTTTTTTAAGTCGAGGTATTCATCTGATAAAGGGTCTCCAAAAACTATTTCAGCTGTTCGTCGTACATTACCTGCGACCACACATTTACCTATATGGTTTTGTATATCCACAATCGCTGTAACTGATAATGGGTTTCCAATCTCATTACGTAAGGTGTTAGTGACTTGAATATGTAATTCTTTTAAAGGTCTATGCCCGCTAGACACACCTCCAAAACCTCTTATAATCTCACCCTCAGCTCTTATTTTAGAGTAGTCAAAAGTTATAGGAGCCGTACCTTGAAAATATGACTCAATTAATCGTTTAACCGATTCAACCCATCCTTCCCTTGTATCAGGGATCACATATAGGTCTTCACTTCTATCTGTGTTAGGACCTTTTACTACCAACTGTCCTGCGCCCTTTGTATCAAATCCAACACCAACACCTAGCATAGACGCATCCATTAAAAATGTAAATGGCTTCGCTAAATCTTCTTTTATGTTATCTGTTGATACATACGCACAATTGTTTAATGCAGCGTATAATTTACGTTCTTCAGTTATTGGGGAGCCCATTGCCCAAATACCTCTTCCTGGAGGTAAGAATTTCATATTAAAAATTCTATCATACATTTCTTGAGCACTTCTCTGTGCTTGCCATGGATTCCATCCTAAACTATGGTGATCTATCCAGTCCATTTGCATATTGTAAGTTCCCTCTACTACACGCTGAACTGTTTCCCACCACCTCTCATTTTTGCCACTGTCTTTTATTCGGCTATAAGTACGCATATAGACTAATTCACCTAAACCATTAAATCCAAATGGAGGTTTACGTCTTTTATACTTGTCTATAAAGTTACTCGATAATGTAAATTTCTTGTTCATTTATTTACTCCCTGATGAGCCGAATCCTTTTTCTCCTCGCTTAGTTTTTGAAAGTGTTTTTACTTCTTTAATTTCAAATTCAGGTACTGGTAGAATTACTATTTGAGCAATTTTAGTGCCAGTATCTATTTCAAGAGGGTAAGGACCTGTATTGGCCATTATAATTTTTATCTCTCCTCGATAACCGCTATCAATTACACCCGCTTTAACACTAAGGGTGTTGTTAATGCTGAAACCGCTTCGATCAAAAATTTTAGCAAAGTACCCTTTAGGGACTTCTATAGCTATACCAGTGCTAATGGTACCTACGGTATTTCCAGCAATTCTCCCTTTTACGTTTGAGTACATATCTATTCCAGCATCAGTGGAGTGTGTTCGTGTAGGTAGGGTAGCTGTTTTATCAAGTTTTAAAACTTTAAGAGTGTTACTCTTCTTTGTCGCCTTTGGCGCTTTCTTCTTTGTCGTCATTTATTAATAGTATGATTAGGTTTATTTTGTTAATAGGGATAATACACGGGTGTGTTATTGAGTCCCCAAATTCTTCTATTATTTTAATGTTTTTGTGTGGATGTAAATATAAATATCCTTCAGATACTGTATCTACAATCCCCATACCACTAAAATCATCTGTCATAATTTGTACTATACTTCTACTCAAAAGATTAATGTTTAATCTGCTCATCAAATACCTCCAGTACTTTATCTAAGTAGTTCTCTATCTTTACTAGCCATTGGTCTTTAAAATCTTTTATTGGTATAGATTTTCGGGAACTTTCATACCAGTGGTATTTTACTATGTCCAGTGGAACAACAAAAGCTTCGTCCTTGTGCACCTCTTTAAAATGGACCAGGAAAAATGCAATTCCACCAAGTTCCTCAACATATTCTAAATATTGTAACTGATGGTCATGTATATTTGCAAGGGGAAGGCTAGTTTTTACTTTAGTTTCTTTAGCGTCAAACGCTAAAAAAGTTCCTCCTTCAATTAGCCCTGTGTAGTCAACAGTTGATTGCTGCGCAATTAGTCCTTTCGCAGTATATAATATAGGTGTAGGCACTTTTAAAATCAACGCCCGTTGATTCTTTCTGTATTTTAAATTCGCCTTATTAGCGCGTTTTTCTAGTTGGTTAGTTTTCATTCTAGCTCCATTTACACAACCAGCTTGAGTCCGCTAGGTAATTTGTGTCTATAGGACCATGTACTTTAGTGTTAAAGAAGAGTTCATGTCCACATTTTATGCTATTTAAAGACATTAATTTTGATATATACCCAGTGCCAGATCTTCCAACACCTACAAATAGTTTTTTACTGTTCATCTTTATGATTGATTAAATACTTATAAGCTTCTTCCATTCATTCTCTAGAACAGTCTGTCATTTTCTGTGGTACATATATATCATACCACCATCTGTTTGTAAATTCCTGTAATGGTTGGTTATAGTATGCATTAAGTAGCATATATGTGTATAAATTTTCTTTATATGCATTTGGCTCTTCTTGTTTAAAGTGTGAGAAGTGGCGATGTATAAAGGGAGAGTTTTGCCAAGAAGTGCTCACGCAATTCATATTATTTTTAAATAGCTCTTCATGTATATATCCCTTCCATTCTATACCCGAACCTTGTTTAAATATCCTTCTATGATAGTCGTCATTAAAAGAACTCACCCGTTTAACTATAGTATCCCAAGACATGTCTATAGGTTCTATCGTTCTATGGTAAGTTCTCGTTGTTATCTGTATCGAGTCTTGCCCTACTTTTTTTAACGTATTATGTATATTTTCTCTACTATGTTTATCTAATATTTCATCTGCATCTAAACTATGAATCCAATCAGTAGTTAACAATTTATTGCATTCATTTTTCATATAACTAAATCCGTTTTTAATTAAACAGCTAAAATCGAAGTCAATAACTTTTACACCTTTTTCTACCAAGAACTCTTTGGATCCATCAGTACTAGCATGGTTTCCACAAACGATCTCGTCCGCATATTCTTGTACTTTTGGTAACCATTCTTTAATAAGGTTTAACTCATTATGGAATACCATAACCACTCCTATAGTAATTTTACTCATTAATAATACTCCTCCACTGGGCTTTTATATTTTTATGTCCACCATTCTGCAAATTATTTTTTCTCATTATAAGGTTTCTGTAGCTTTAGTTTTTAATAAGTTAAAGTCATTTTCTACCATTTTATCAACCATAGCTGTAAAGGTTGTTGTTGGCTCCCAATTTAAAATCTCTTTTGCTTTAGCTGAGTTTCCGAGTAAAACATCTACCTCAGCTGGCCTATAAAATCGAGGATCTTGTCCTACATATTTTTCCCAAGCATTTATACCAACTCTAGCAAAGGCAGCCTCAAGAAAATTCCGAATAGATCTTGTTTCTCCAGATGAGATAACAAAATCTTCCGGTGTATCCTGTTGTAACATGCGCCACATAGCATCAACGTAGTCTGGAGCATAGCCCCAATCTCTATATGAGTCTAGGTTCCCTAGCATAATTTTATCTTGTAGATCTAATCTAATTTTAGCCACACCGTTTGTAATTTTACGGGTAACAAACTCTAGCCCTCGACGTTCACCTTCATGGTTAAATAAGATTCCACTACAAGCAAACATTCCATAAGACTCTCGATAATTTTTAGTTATCCAATGCCCATAAAGTTTTGCAACTCCATAAGGGCTTCTAGGATAGAATGGAGTATTCTCATTAGCTGGATTTTCAACCATTTTACCAAACATTTCAGAAGTAGACGCTTGATAAAATTTAATAGATTTGTCTACTTCTCTAATCGCTTCAAGCATTCTAAGAACACCTAATCCATTTACATCTCCTGTATTTTCTGGAGTATTCCAACTTTCTCCTACAAAGGACATAGCACCTAAGTTGTACACTTCTTGAGGACTTGCTTCACGTAAACATCTTACTAGAGAGTTTTGGTCAGTTAAATCTCCATTAATAAAATGGAAGTTGTCTATAGATTCCAAGTGAGCCGTGTTAACTCTATTTTTACTTGAAGAGCGACGCTCCATTCCATAGACGATATAGTTTTTACTTAGAAGGAGATCAGCTAAATGGCTGCCATCCATTCCATTAATTCCAGTTATTAAAGCTATTTTTTGTTTCATAGTATAGCGCTCCATTGTTTTTGTATATTAGTATCATTAGTGCGGTTTTTAATTATTTCTCCGCCCTCAAAAGCGGCCTTTTTCCAAAAATCATAGTTATCTTTAATTTCCTTCATCTGTTTAACTACTTCTCCCAATCTAGGCTCATATTGTTGTCCTGCTGATATATGCATATCAGGTGCGCCAGACCATTCTGATTCGCCAGGGTCACATTCCACCCATAAAATACCTGGCACATCTAGTAAGTCTAGATGACTCGTGTTTTTACTTAAAATGACAGGAGTTCCTTGCATTAGTGCTTGTCTAGGAGTAATACTATATCCTTCTCCTGCTGATACAAATACATAGCAATTAAGTGAGTCCCACCACTCTGCAAATTCTTTATCAGGCAAGGTTTTATTTTTAAATTCAATTCCATTTGGAGATTTTTTTATTTCTTTAGAGACTATCTCTATCATTTTAGGAGTGTTTACAAATTGTCTTGAATGTATTTTTAAGGTGTCTGTAGATGTTTTAATTTGATTAAACGCACGTACAACTATATCTGCTTTTTTTCGTTCCCATAAACCACCAGAAAATCCAAAGGTAAAATTCTTACCTGCGCCTGTCGCATACTGAGTATAATAACTGGCTACATGCTCAACAAATAACACGCTAACTTGGGGGTATTTGTCCTGTATAAGTTTCTGCAACCAAGTATTAGTCACAATTATGTGGTCGTATAAATGAAACAGCTTTTCAAAAATTTCTATGCCAGTACTTTCCCACATGAGGTACAGATATGTTTCTACGTTAAATAATTTTTTTAGTTTGAAGATATCCAGGTAGTTTTGTTGGTACTCGATTTCAAAATTGTGAATATTATCAAACCCACCAGCATGAATAAATTTTGCATTTTGGAAGTCTTTAGGACGTTTTAGATGTTCGCCTTCCAAGGATTTCCATTTTAAGTTCCATTCAAAAGATTTTCCATGTTTTTTAAATTCTTGAACACAGTCCATATTTAGCTGTATAGAAGTTATATCAGCAAAGTGTAAATGTCCTCTATTTTTTTGAGTTATTAGGCTTACATTTTTATAGTATTTAAACACTTTATCATAGAGATTTGGTGCAATCGCTCCTATACCATCCGCTTTATTATAAAAACCTCTAAGTATTATAGGGGTATCATGTATTTTTTCTAGCTCATTTTTTTGCCAGTCTAAGGTACTTAAATACCTTTGTAATTCTGGAGATGTTTGTCCCATTATATTACCATTTTTAAAGTAAAAGGGGAGCGTTGCGTATAACACTCCCCTTTATAGAATCGATTATTTATGAAAATAAGCTTCCAGAGCTGGCTACAGCTCCATCTGCTAAGGCAGGAGCCCATTTACCTAGTTTATTTGTAGGTGTACCTGTGTTGGTAACAGTAGGCTCTACAAATGCACTGGCAGCTAAACCAATCATATTATTAGCTACCTCATTTTCATCAGCGTTGTCTTCTGAAATTAGATCGCTACCGGCAGCTTTTAGAAAACTATACAAAAACACTAAGGATTTAGGTGTAATTGTAAAATTGTTCCATAGCTTTCGGTTTTTAAACTCTCCATCAGTAACAACAAATTGCGCATTAATCATTTGATTACCTGTACTAGCGGTTTTTAGTGAGGTAGTTTCCACTTTCACATTATATCTACCTTCCGGTAATGGTTCAAATGACCCTGTGTTATTTTGTCCTGTTTCTTTAAAATTTATACTCATGTTTATATCTCTTGGTTATTATTTTGTTAGTTCTTTCAGAAAGAATTTTCCTTCGTCTTCTTTTAAGTCTAGTAGACTATCGACCATAAACTCATCTTTAAGTTTTACTGAGACAACACTTTCTCCAACTTTTTCAGCAGCTTCAGAAAGTGCTTTTAAAGTTTTTGAGGTGACCCCAGCAGTCATAATATCTTTTCCGTCTACTTTAACTTTTGTTTCACGTTTAACATAAGAGTTAAGTGCCTGCTGTTGTGTAAACACAACTGGCTCTCTTTCTAAACCTTCAATCCCTAAGTAGTCAGTAAATGCTTTATAACTAAACTCAAATTCTGCAGGAAGTTTATTGGTTCGATCTTTTTTAGCTTTAGCTATACGCTGCCCTGTATCAGAGTCGATAACTAATTCAAGGACCACATCAAACATGTATGGAAGATCTTTAGGCCCATCCGCTTGCGTTCCTATAATCTGCATAAACTCTGTTTTTTCAGGGCTATACAAAGGTTTGGATTTAGCGGTCACGATAATATTTAAATCTAAAGCCAATAATTTAGTAACCATAGATTTGACCTCAGCCTTTAAATTTCTATAATCTAACGGCTGAAGCCCATAGTTCATATTACCGGTTTTCATTCTCATATGCTTAATGTAGACATCTTGTATTGCGTCCCATACATTAGAAAATGAATCAATCACAAGAGTTTTAAATTCCTGTGGGTCTTTTAGTAGTTCATCAATTGCTTGATTAATTTCTTTAGGACTACTAGTCATTAGCCTAAAGAATTCAAACTGCTCACCATAATGTTCTGAACCTCGTTCAGTGTCAATTACAGCGGGGTTTGGGAAGTGGAGAGACGTTACAGTCTTTCCAGTCCCAGTATCTCCATAGATTAACATCTTTAATCTTTTAGCCTTAGGAGCGGCTTTTTCAAATATGCTCATTTAGTTTTCTTGATTAAAATTTTACGTAAGATTGTAATATATTGTACACTTTATGTGTAGCGTCAACGTCTCTTAAACAATATTCAGCAATTTCTTTTATTCTACCATCTTTAAAAGCTTGAGCAACTTCATCTGCTTTTACCTCTCCTTCTTTTGGAGAAGGGATATTTAAGAAGTCACATGTAAGGTCTAAAGTGGCAGAAGCGTATCGATCCCAATCCGCCATAATCATTTGAACATCAAAGTGAGGGTACTTTATAAATCGCCTTAATTCAAGAAATTCTTTGTTTGTAGGTCTAATATTATGTTTCATTGATCGTTTAATAATCCATGGTACATCAAACTTTAGTCCATTAAAGTGTACGAATCTACCATTATGTTTACGAACAATTTCCCACCACTTATTTAGGATGTCAGTTTCTGGTCCAATAAGTGTTCGTGCATCGAACTCTCCTGTACGTAAAACTTTTTTTACACCTATACAAACAATTTCTCCAAAGTACGGATTTGTTCCCATTATGAGGTCTTTTTGTGAAGCGTAAGCTTCGGGGGAAGGGTCGTCTGTTTTAAGACTTGCCTTGATCTTTTTGTCTAATACTCGTTCTTGGGTTTCCGATAGTTTTTCTTGTTGTGGTATTGTCTCAATATCAAATATTAATAAGTCCATTTAGTTTTTTGGTTATTTAAGTTATGTCCTATACTTAAATATAACCCTTTTACTAAAGAATTTCAAGCTCATTATGTGGAGCTATGTAAATATTTTTATAGTTTGAAAATTTGTCTACAAAAGCAGTCTTAACTAGTTCTGGCGTATTTGTTCGATGACTTAAATGTCCGAACATAATCCATTGGGTTGTGGATAGATCTATAAAGGATTCTATAAACTCCATCACTTGATCATTTGATAAGTGGCCAACAGGACTATCAATACGTTCTTTCAGAACTGTATCATAGTTTTCATACTCATATAACATTTTAGTATCGTAATCAGCTTCTAGAAAATAGGCATCACATCCTTTCATTTCCTCAGCCATCATTTTGGTAATACTGCCTGTATCTGTTAAATACCCAAAAGTTTTCCCAGTTGAAACTTCTTTTACTACAAAACCTAGACCTCCGTTTTGAGAGTCATGTCTGCTAGTAAAAGCTTTAATTGAAAAATCACCTAGCTCTAAGCGATCTCCGCCCTTCATAAATCTTATATTGTCTTCACAATTTTTAAAGATTTTGTCTTTTATAGGTTCATATGAGTTTTCATGTATGTATACAGGTATATCTAATTTACGGCAAAGTACGCCTGCTCCTGCGACGTGGTCTCCGTGTTCATGTGAAATAAATATAGCATCTATAGGGAAGTCTCCCTCAGCAAATACTTTTTTGCCACTAACGCCGCAATCAATTAAGATACTTGTATCGTCGTTATATATTCTACATGCATTGCCTGAACTACTGCTATACAAAGAATTTATTTTCATTTTATTCTAATTTCCTCCCATTCTACTTTCCCTTCTTGTACCAATTTTTTTATTCGTTTTTGTTTGGCGTTTAGCCTAGCATTACCTGATTTAACCTCAACAATTGTAATACAATCGTCTCCAAATACAATATAATCAATAGGTTGTCCACAGAAAGTGGATTGTCTGGGGTCATGTTTAAACTCATCAAGAAAAGGTACAAACTTTTCAGCTATGTGTCCTGTCAGTACCTCACTACTTTTTTTCTGATGTAGCAGTTTCTTATAATGTTGTTTATGTTCGTTTAACTGATTTAATAGCCATGTAACATAAAATACCCCAACAATAAATATCATTAGAAAAGCTACTATTAAATACACATTCATTATTTTTTACCTCGTTTCTTATCACATATAAAATCACAGTATACACCACATTTTAATGTACCATTATCAAAAGAGTCTTCGGTACCTTGTAATATAGATGCCCATGTTTTAAATAGGTGCGGTTTATCTAAAGGACATGGCAGCTTATTAACTTCTCGAATAGCTCTTTTTAGATTAGATGGCTTGTTAGATAGTCGTCCATATAGAACTTTATGTTCTAAGTATTGTTTAACATTCCTTACTGTAGCTTTTTTATCATCTGTAGCAAATCTTATAGCTTTACTAATATCTTTTTCAGATAGGCTTAACTTAAATTTATTTGGAGATGTTTTAGCTAAGTATTTATTGACTTTGGTTCGCATTCTTTCTACATGAGTCATTTTAATATCTTTTCTACCTGTGCCCCATCTATCTGCAATTCGTAAGTCTAATAAATCATGGATATTTTCTGGACCTATCCGTGCTATTAGTTTTTTAATTGAGGCTTCTGTTACCCGTGGTCCTGCATTAAACAAATGGTTTTTTACAAGTAATGATACTTTATTACTGGTTGTTTTATTAAACCCCCATCTATACAATATACGTTCTGCTAAAATTGCACCAACATTTTCATGACTATAAAAGTGTACACCACTTTCAGTCTCTATATAGCAATGTGGTTTAGCTATATCATGTAATAAAGCAGCTAGCCTGATAATATAATAATTAGGCTGGTCAAGCTTTACTGAATCCATAGCATACATTATATGTTGGTATAAAGTAAGGTTTTTTTGTTTATTAGATTGTAAAATAGACGCACCCACAGTTAGTTCTGGGAGTATATTATCTATTAGTTTTGTGGACCTAAGTATACTAAAGAATTTACTAGGTGTTTGTGAATGCTTAAACATCTTTCTCATTTCTTTATGAATTTGAGAAGTGTGTGCCATCACTATTTTTAAGTTATATTTTTTAATAGCTTCATGCGATTCCGCACTAATCACCCAGTCTTCTCCAAGTATGCTTGCTAAAACTGGTGCTTGCAGAAGTCTAATTTTTGACTCTAGAATTCTGTCTTCAGCTTCACCTACAAAACGTATGATTTTATTGTCAATATCTTGTTTGGCATTATGAAGATTTAGCCACGAGTCGTTTAAAGGATTGTAGTATAATGCGTTTATAGTAAATCCTATATGATTTGCGTTTTCTTCGAATGAAGAGGTGAATTTATAGTTACAATAAGTATTATTTAGATAAATTGTCCGCAAAGGATGTATCGTAAAATACTCTTCTTTATACTTTATTGTAATGGTGGAACTGTAAGTGTCTATAGAGATTATCTTATCTTTTAAGTTATCCCGTAGAGTTATAAACTCAGCATTAACAGAAACATGATTTTCTATAGGCTTAACACCTCTATACAAATCTCTAGCAGTTTCTCCACTCACGTAAGCTTGATGTCCATAGGACTCTAACAGTTTGATTATTGGTTTATACATTTTATATCTCTGGTTCGAACTCAGCTCCACAATAGTCTGTAACTTTAGCTAGACTATGTACTCTACTGGTCATTTGATGTTTATCACATACACACGTAATATGTACAGGAGGCCATTTAGTTCGATTATTTTTATCGGTCATCCCGATTTTAGTTTTATGAGGGTTACGAGCTTCTGGGTCATTAATTGTGCAATTGCCTTTTCGTTGGTTACCCATGTAATACCAGAAAAATTTACAATTTCCACAGCATCGTGTAATTCTAAAATTTTCCTTAAGGTCTTGCTCCTCCCCTTCTAGTTCGTCATAGTTATACATTTAAACCCCTCTATTTATCAATACAAAGTTTTCCTTGTAAGTGGTCATATTCATGCTGCACAATACGTGCATACATGCCAACATTACCGAAAAATTTAATAGTTTGTTTCTCTAAGCTGTCGATAGTTTGATACACTAAATTTACATTAGCTCTTCGTTGTTTAACAGCTTCTCGTCTTTTAGGGTGCTGCAGGCTTAGACAGCCTTCTTTCTGCTTTAATTTTTTACCAGAAACATTAATTTCTGGATTAATTATAGTTTTCCACTCCCAAGATTTGTAGTCTTCGGATGGCCACCTCATAGTAAACATTGCAGGCGCCGGACCATCTCTATCCCATATCTGGTTGGCAGCTAATCCTAAAGAAACCGCTTCAATTCTCTTGACTGTGTCTAGTAAATCTTCATTTAGTTGGAGAATCTCATCTTTCCAAAGTGATGGGCCTGTAATCGAGGCTACAGGTGCACACTTCATAAGAAGTACTTTTGCAGGAAATTGGTTTATGTCTTTAATCATCGAAATCAACCCCTTCCACACAAAGGTCATTTTCTCTAAACTCTGCAGCTTCTTCTATTGTTTTAGGAGCCATAGTTACAGTTCCTGATGCTGTTACTACTAGGTCTATTCCCTGAGGGTAAAACCATGCTTCAGGAGCAAGCAACTTTTTTCTAAGTGCTTTTACTTCTGTTTCAGTCATTTTATGACTTATATGTTTTTGGTTCATAGTAATTCCTTATAGAGTTGTTAAAACTCTGTTTCGTGTTCTAGCTTGGTTATATAATAGCCCAACATTATTATCTACAAAATCTATAATAATAGCTTTTGTTTTACCTTCTGCTTGTCTCATTAGCCTTCCGGCAGCTTGCCGCAACTTAATTTCAGACTTCATAGGAGCACATAAAAATAGTGCATCCAGGTGAGGCAAGTCAATTCCGGTACTAAATAGTCCGTAGGTAGATATAACGATTTGCTTTTCTTTATTTTGTAACTGTTCCATTATTTCAGCTCGCTTCTTTTTTGGAATTGCTGATGTTAACATTACCGACGTATTACCAAGCTTTTTATGTAGCGCCTCTACTTGACTTGTTCTTGAACAAAGTAGTACAGAGTAATTATCTGGATACTCGTGTACTTTGTCAAGTATAAGTTGGTTACGTTCTACATCTTCTGATAAGTCTGTTATCATCGGCTGGTAATCTTGAGTTGAAAATAGAGGAAATGAATAGTCTGTTTGCACAAACTCTACTTCCGGCGTAATTAGAACTTGCCCTAGCTTTTCTTCTGGCACACTATGTATTAAGGGGCCTGTTGCAAAAAATATAGCTCTTGTCAGTCCGTCTTCTCTTTTCGGAGTTGCTGAAATACCCCACTTATATCTTGCTTTTAAACGGGTCATTGTGTTATAATAAGTTTTCGCTGGACAGATATGCACTTCGTCTGCAATAACCATTCCTACATGATCATTTAACATCTCAAATTGTTGGTCGGATAGTCTTGCCATAGTTTGATGCAACGCCACCGTAATAGGCTTTAATGAGAATTTCCCACTCCCAATAAATCCTACATCTTCTTTCTCTATATTAGTATGTTTAACAAATGATTCAATAGCTTGGTTGGCTAATTCAATTGTGTTCACCAAGAAGAGCGTACTCTGCTGTTTCTTTAATATTAACGATAGTGCGAATAAAGTTTTTCCTGCACCTGTTTTTGCTTGTATAACTCCAACAGTTTTATCAAGACAGGCATCTAGCATTTCTTGCTGATATCCTCTTAAAGTTGCTTTAAAATTTATGTTAGAAAAAATTTCAGGTAATTCATAAGTTGATCTATTATCTACTATTGTATCACTTTCGATTTCAATACCATGCTCAGTTAGTATTAATAATACTTCATTTAATGCGCCCACAGGAACTTCTAAATAAGATTCTGTTTCTGTGAAATATTCTAATTGTCTTGGCACTCCCCAATTAGTAAGTCCAAGCTGTAACCCCCTTTGAAATAGTGGGTTACGTATTGTTAGAAGAGTTTTTACAGCATCCCTAAGGGCTTCTGACAGTCCCAATAGTTTGGCCTTCTCTTCTATAAAGATTAATAATTTTTGCATAAATTCTACTCCTGTGTTTCATGTTTCTTATACCAAATTTTAAAAATTTGTCTGTTGACGTGAACCTCTAAAAAGGGTATATTCTAAATATAATAGATATTTCCAATAAATAAACCAAAATTATTATTATGAATATAGCAGAACAATTGTTTGATAAAGGATATGCTGAAGTTTCCGTTCAGCTGTTAGAAGGTAAAGTTTCTTGTAGACTGAGAAATTTAAGTGCCTCTAATCAGCTAGAGCTAGAAAAATTTATGAGCGATGTTGAAGGCTCTACAGCATACATTCTACATACTTATAGTATCGAGTTACTAAGTAGAACTCTTAAGAAATATAATAAAACATCTTTTGAGAGTCCAGAGCAAGCAAAAAATTTATTAGATACATTGCCTGGCATTGTTATTGACTTTTTAGTTAAAGAACAAAACAAATTTGAAAAAAGTGTTGCCAAGGCTTACACCGGGGAGGAGATAGAAGACAATTTTTTCGAAAACCCCTCAACCGACTTAGACTCGAAGGAGCAAGCCGCTCAGGAGACTTCGGGGAACGAGACAGTTACAAAGAGATAGTAATGCTTAAGTATCTCGCTTATAAAGAGCAAATAGAGGCCGCACGATTTACAGTGTTATATAAAGCTTCATTACTTGATAGAAGCGAGTCAGTTGAGGTTTCACAATTTAATGATCTTTTAAAAGATTACCAGAAAATAGCTTCTTTTAATTCTACATCAAAAGAAAACAAACAGCTATTAAAGGATATGGAACATTTTGATAAAGTCTTTGGTGAAGCCTCTTTCAGTGCTTCAGAAGACAAAGACAAAAATATTTCTGAAAGCTTCTCCGGAGATTTAAAGACCTTAATTAGAGAATAAATTTATGCCAGAAGATACCCTAAATTATAAAGTTAATATAGACTCCTCCGATATTGCTAGTCAGTTAGAGCAAGTTAGAGGACAGATAGATAGTGCTTTAGGCGCAATGACATTTGGAGCAGCTGCTTCATCTGCTTCGTTTGACAGCCCAATAACAAGTGCTGGCGGATCTTTTATAGAAATGAACCCGTACAACACTATTAATGCAGTTTCCTCCGCGTTTGAAAATCAAGTATTTAGCACTAGTTCTTTAGATAGTCAAGGACTTTCAGCATTTATCGGCAGTGCGTCTGAAGCTTTTAATTTAGGGTATGGAAAATTTAGTACAGGCCTTAGACAGATGGGGTTAATGACAGAGATGCCTCCTCTGATACAATACCCTCAGACTGGAATGGACACTTTCTCTTTAAATTTAGAGACTATTCAAAACGCGCCTTTGTTCTCTCAAGCACCTGCACATCCAGTAGGGTCTTTAGGAGCTTCATTAGGTGTAGGTTATGATAATCATATGCCAATGACATATAATGAGTATACCACGGCAGCAAGAGGCAGATTAAGTCAGACTGTAAGTAATGCTTTAGTAGACTGGGGACCGACGGCAGCACTTGCCGGGCTAAGCTTTACTCCACTAGCTCCTGTAGCTGCTCCGGCTGCGCTAGCGATGGGAGCATTAGAGCTAGGAGCATGGATAGGAGGTGATAGGATTGAAGAAAGAAACGAAGTTGCAAAAGGATTCCAGCAAATAGCTTCTCATACTTTGTTAGGAGGACTCGGCAAGACGGCTTCTAGAGGCGTAGCAGATTCAGTTTTACGAGAGGCTCGTTCAGCTACATCTATTCGAACTGGGGTGGATACTGATTTTGCCCAAGAAAGCCTTTTAGGGTTTGCCGATGCAGGCGGATTTGACAGCGTCAGAACAGCAGAAGAATTCGAGCGCACTGCTTTAGAAGTAGTTAAAAACACAAAAAAAGTAATGACAACACTACGTACCACCCAATCAGAGGCACTTAAAGTGATGGCAGATTTACAGAGAGAGGGGCTAGTAGATGTAGGTGATATGGACGTATTCTCAAGTAATATGGCAGGTCTTGGACAGATAACTGGTATGGGCTCCGCCAATGTAATGAACTTTGTAAGGCAAGGAGCTGAAATGTTTAGAGGGTCCACTTTAGGAATGGGCGGCGGTATGAATCTTATGGCAGATGCTATACAAGACACACGTGATATGTTGCGAGGCTCTGACATGGGTAGAACTATTGTTAGAGAGCTTGGGGGAGTTGAGCAAGCTACTATAGGGCGAGTTGAATCAAATGTAAATTTTATGAACTCCACATTAGGGCTATTAAGTTATAACAACTGGGAAAAAGGAGGTACGCTAGGTAATCGTCAAGATATACTAGGGAATGCAGCTGGCATGAATGCTTTTGATGTATTAAAAATGCGTTACAGACAGGACCAAGCAATAGCTGATGGAGAACTAGACCAAAGCGATATTGCTAGACAGCGCTTAGCAACTCCCCTCAAAAAATTTGTAGCCTCTTACGAGCTGATGCATGATAACGCTAATTTTTGGGACCCAGATGACGTAAAAGAAAATTTGGGAGCTTTCCATTATTGGAATGTCCAGGAAGGTAATGTTAAAACTATAGCAGAATCCATGGACCTTTTTCAGCAGTTTATAACTAATGACGCTGAACAAAAACTTCAAGAAACTTCTGCCACTCTGAGAAACTTCAGTAAACCACAGGATGTAGGTTGGTGGGACCAATTTACAGGTAATGCTGGTGAATGATGGCATAGTAATGTAACTAGAAAAATGGGATTTACTAATTTAGGAGAGGTTTCTATAGATCTTAAAGAAAGTATTGGCAAGTCTTTATCAGGGAAAGTAGATGTAGGTGAAAATTATTCTACCAGCGAAAAAAAATATATAAAGACTTTACAGGATGTTGCTCGAGGAGAGGCGTCTGATGAAGATATACAGCTTATGAAAGATACTTTTGAGGGTATGCAAACTCGGCTAACTGATGATATACGTAATACTTCTATTCAAGACCGTCTAATTCGTAATAATGAAAACTCTTATTCATTACCTGGTCAGCGAGATCTAATGATTAAAGGATACGCAGGCGCAGTCGAGTATAATGTATATAGCCCGAAAGAAGTACTTAGTAGCGAATATAATAATATTTCTGAGGACCAATTTTATACACTATCTGCAGGTATGGAAAATGTTGATAAGGATATGCGTATTAAAGCTACTAAACTCGTTAGCTCTTTGATTGCTAAAGGAGACGACCATATCATTAACCTTGTGAAGCGCGGTAAAGTAAGAGAGGCAGTAGATTACGCTAATGAACAAGTTGGTAAGGAAGATAAAGTAAATATAAACTTAGCTGAGGTACGAAAAGAAACTATAAAATCCGATATGGAGCTTCTGGCGTCCATGGACGCAGATAAATTGACCAGCGCAGTTAGCGGTGCGATTAAAGGAATTGAATCTAGTGAAGTTTTATCCGCGGTTGATAAAAAACTACGGAAAGACTCTGGGTTTGGAAAACAGGATGCATTGGATTTTTGGGAAGATAATGAAGAGTTGCATGGGTTTATTAAAAATTTAACTGGAACATCTTCAGATGACAACACCACTAATTTTGCCGAAACAGTTTTAGGAGAACATAGTGAAGAGATTTATACTCATTTAAAGAAAAAAGTACGAAATACCACAGGACAGGAAAAAGCACATTATAAAAATTTATTAGATGCGGCAACTGCTTTTAGAGATGAAGCAGAAGTGACAATAGGGGAAGAGACTTATTCATTCTCTGAAGCTAAAAAGTTATTAGCTCGTCAAGAGATGATAGGTAAGTTAGGGGTGACAATGGATGAAGAAGGAACCTTGTCAGTCGATAGTGAAAAATTTATAAACATGATGACTTCCAGTGTTAGAACTATTCAAAAATCTGGGGAACTCTCTGATGAGGAGTATGAGGTGGTGAAAGCTGGTTTAGAGCAATTAGATAGGTTAAAAGCAACTGGAATAGAGGACACACAAAAACAGATAGAAAAAGAACTGCAATCTATTGGGGGGTCTGGAGCGAGTATTAAGGACTTAAAAACTGCAGTTAATTCTTATGAAGATAAAAATGCGGATATAGGAATTAAACAGTTTAATAAGCTAGATGCTATAAATGATAATCTTATAATACTAAACTCTAAGGTATCTTAATAATGTCTGTAAACACCACTAAAATTAACTGTACATTATACTTGGAAGGGGTTCAAGTGCCTTTTACCTCCGTACAGATTACAGAGAGAAAAGGGTACCCTCCTACCTGTGGGGTTACTTTTCCCATTACTACTAAAGCTTTAAAATTATTGCCTGGAACAATAGTACATATTTTTGGTGAGGTACCTATTCGAGGAGTGTATTCAGATAGTAATAACAATTCTTTAGGGAAGATTGAGACAAAAGATGTATTATTATTTGAAGGGGAACTTACAGGATATGGGTATTCCAAAACAGATGCTTCTCGCTCTATTTCTGTTACAGCAGAGTCGTTTATGTATCATTGGTCAAGGGTCTTTAAACGTTCAGTAGATTTAGTCTCTAATCAGTCATACATAGCAGCTCTGTATGTTATGACTTCCTCTGCATACGAGCTACCTTTAACTACAGCCGTTTCTAAAGAGACTGAGCTAACAAAAAAGGAAGTGGAAACCTATAAAGGAGAGAAAATGAAGTATCAGAAGTTTGAGTATAATACAGGCACAAGTAATTCTTTAGGGGGAATTTTTAATTTTTTAATAACCGCTTGAAAAGTGTGTGAAGAGAATGATGCTAAAGGCTCCACGGCTAAAGCAAGAGGCGATTGGTACCCATTCTTTATAAACCTTTTAAAAAGCGTTGAAGCCTTAAATCACTACTACAGTGTATTTTCAAAAGCATTTAAAATAAATGATAGTGTGTTTACTTTCCCTAATGTCGCTATTGTGGATGCACTATCTTATAGTTTAGGGGAAAACCTCTTAAAAAAACAGGACGCCTCAATGGGAGAAAATGTTACTTTGTTAGCTTTGATTATGCAAATCCTTAACTTCATTAGTTATGGTATGCTTTTCCCGTCTGCGCCCACCTATACAAATCACCTAACTGTTGAGGATAAAAAAGTTCCTGTCAGAACTTATTTTTTACCTGACTTAAAGTGAGGCCCACCCATTCTTTCAAACGTAATTTTCCCCAGCGAGACTATCAATGTACAATATTCTAGAAGCTTGTCTGGTGAACCTACTCGTTTAATGGCTGGTTCTCCGCCTCTATTATTACGATCAGATGCAGAATCTATGAGTACATTTAGAGCACATTATCTAGCGCCTGGACTACCTTTTTTAAATATCGATAATTCTAATGAGACATCTAAAAGTCTTTATGCTAAACTTAACCCAACAGTAAAGTCTCCTTATGTATTATCTTTTACTCCAGAAGAAACTTATCGAGGAGTTAAGGCTGAGGTATCAACAATTACAGGTATAGAAGAGTCTTTTTTGAAAAAGCTTTGAACAGAGCAAGGTAAAGTTGAAAGTGTTGAAGAAAGGGACAAAAAAGCTATACAAGCATTAGCTAAAGGTGATAATAGTGAAGGTGCGCTAGCGTTGAATGCGGCTATGCTTTCATTTTTTAATGCTAGGTATGGGTCAAGAAGCTGTAGTATCTCAGCGTCTTGAAATCCTTTTAGAGTAGTTGGACTTCCAGCCCTAGTGTTTGATACGGATACAAGTCCGGCTATCACGGGACTATTAGAAGAACACTCAACACATATTGATGCAAATGGGACTGCAAGCTCCACAATGACATTGTCGTACTCAAGAGTGCTCTGGGATGCAGAAGACCAAGATAGTTTAAAAGAGCTTATCGCAAACCGATCTTTAACAGAACAGGAGCAGATATCGAATCAGTTTAGTTCTTGAGGAGCAGATCCTATACCTTTTTTACCTGAATGGCTGGACCCTTCTTGGTACGACACAGCACACATAGGTAGGGATGTATACTCTATAATATCAACAGGCAAACGTCCTCGAAAAACTAACACACCGGGAGACAGTAACTGGGGCACAGAAAGTAATGCAGGCGGACCTGAGCATTCGATGGAAATGTATATAGAAACCTTCACTAAAAATAACACGGACAACAGTCTAACAATAGACAGTTCTATTTTTAACTTATTACGAGACCCTTTCACAGGAAAATTTACAGCTAACCGAGAAGGAAGAGATGCAATTTACTCTGTAGACGAGTCAACAGAAGAATTAAATGTAATAACAGCTAAACGTATGGCGCACGCAGTACGTGTTTTAAAACGTCAATATGAAAAAGCTATAAAAACTGGTAGGGAAAGAGAATTTGTAATCAACTTTACATCTAGGAATCTAATAAGTAAAGAACAGTATTGAGAATTTTTATTAAATGAGAAAAGCTCTACTCCGAATATAAATCAACATTATAAAATGACCAATAGTGATGGCTCTGTAGAAGACATGGACCCTGTGACTATAAATCGTTTAATTGTAGATTATATGAGTAATGGATCGCCATCTATGTTCGATTACTTAAATACGGTTGATGATGAGTTTAAAGATTTACTTAAACCTTTCACTAAAAAACGAAGAGATCATGTCGTGGCCATAAATGCCGGGACTAAAAATAAATAAACGAGGCGAATATGAGTAATAGTTATGACTTTGAAAACCAGTCCGTGACCAAACAAGTAGTTTTGGGCTATCCTGAAGGTGTTGTGCCTAATACACCTTCCTTAAGAACTTTGCGCAGCAGTATGAAGGAAAAGAAAACTCCCACACGGCTAGCTGAAGAAATAAACATGTTCGGTAATGTAGGAGCTTCAATCATTGTTCAAGAAGGGTCTTCAATAAAATATATTACTAATAAATTTTATATGCAGGGTATGCATATGAATTTCAAAGAGCGTGTACAGGTCCAAGAAACTTTCGGGACCCCCTTAGCGAGTTTTTTTGGCGAGTCGGCAAAAGTGTATAACTTCTCTGGGGTAGCACTTGAACACCATACACAAGGATCTGATACAGGCGAGTATTATCATGCAACCTCTTTAATGTATTTATATAATAATCATATGCGAGGAACTAAACTTGTTGAAAATAACCAAATAGCCATTATGCAGATAATGAATCATTATGTATGAGGATACCCTATAGCGATGACATTTCAAGCTAACAGTGATTTTGATAAAGTCATGCAATTTTCTCTAAGTTTTTTAGTTAAGGATCATACTTCAGATATAGCAGGACTTATTGGAAAAGAAGATATCTTACGTAATATTGACGTTAGAAAAAACAGTATTAAAACAGCTTCTGTAGAAGCTTTAGAGACTTTAGGTACAGCCCAACATGGCCTTCTTACAAATATTTTAGATACTAAAGATTCGTTAGTTCGTGGAGAACTATCTAAAAACGTAGACCAGAATGTATATGAACCAACCTTTGATGAATTACTATCTAACTATCGTACATCCATTGATGATGGTCTTAACGTAACTTCCAATGTAGGTGACTTTTTAAAAGTCTTAAGTATAGGAGCGGAAGAATTTACTGCGTCTGGAGGGGATGTAACTGCTCTTTTAGATGACCGCGAGACTCGTATTAAAACTGAATGGTTTAAAATGTGAGAGCCAGCTGATGAAGGACTGGATTTAACCGAGCTTTATAATATTCAGAATGCGCAAAAATTAATTAATGAAAAAATAATGTTACAAACCATGACGACATAATTATGACTATAGACCTTAAAAACCAAGAAATAGAGCTTTGGAATAGATATAAAGTTGGAGATAAACAAGCACTACAGCTCCTATTAAAATCTTTAGAGCCAGTAATTCAAGGACAGGTAAATAAATTCGCTGGAGTAGGACTCCCTAGAGTTTCGATTGAAATGGAAGCTAAGCGTCTTACTATACAGGCATTAGATAGCTATAACCCAGCTTTAGCTAAAGTAAGTACTCATGTAACGAACTATTTAAAAAAATTACAAAGATTTGTAATGAGTTATCAAAACGTTGGGCACATTCCTGAACCTAGAGCAATAGCTATAGGTAAGTATCAAACTATTTATGAAAATATTGAGTCTGATAAAGGACGAGAACCTACCGTAGAGGAGTTAGCTGATCAGATGCAGTGGTCACCTGTGGAAGTAAACAGGCTTCAAACTGAGCTTAGAAAAGATTTATCAATAAAACATGATACAGATGATGACACAGCTGGAGGGTTTTATTACTACTCTAATCCATTTAATCAGGACCAAGAATCTGAAAATTTATGACACTTCATTTATTATGATGCAGATCCTATAGATAAAAAAATAATGGAATACACTCTCCCTATTTTTGGGGTTCAAGGAGAAGCTTTAAATAGAAAACAAGTAGCAGCAAAACTAAGCTTAACTGTAAATGAAGTTAAAAAACGACAGCAAAAATTAGCGGAGAAAATGCAGGAGCTTATCTAGATGACTGTAGTTGGTACAGACTTAATAAAGACTTTAGACACTCTTGAAAAAATAGAAGAAGTCGGTAGAGCGGTTGGTAATTCGGACCCTTGTAATCCTCTTAAAACAGTTGAAATGTTAGTGGAGATGATTATCGAACTTGGCATTGATTTATATAATGGAGTAATTTCCATTGGTAAATTAGCAGGTAAAAATGCCTTATTTGTCATTCTTATCCTATTACAAGAAACTGTAGGTCCCATATTAATGGGAGCACATGCTGGAGTTCTAGGCTTTTTAACTGGGAACGTTATCGGAACACTTATGCAAGGATTAGCTCTAATTATATCATCTGTTCAAGGTATATGGCTAATTTTAATGTACCTAGCTTTAAAGACGGTACGTAATGCTATACTAGAGCGCCAAACAATTATTCGTTCCTATATCATAACCCCTATTGAAAATTTAATTGCACTTTTAAAAGCGATCCAAAATTTAGATCTTATTGAAACTATGTTGGGAACTGAGTATGATAAGTTAAAACAGGCATATGATCATGTTTATACAGCTAGTATTATTTTAGGTACAGAGCTTGAAATGAGTGGTGCACTTGTATCTTCACAGCAGATAACAAATATAAGTACAGGAGCAACAGAGAGTAGTTACGCTCTTGTGGATGGAGTTGGTAAAGGCGTAAATTTAGATAGTTTAGTAGAAGCGAAGTTAGAGCTAGATTCTGCAGTAGATGCCTTATTCGGTGGTCAGGTATCCGCTTTATTAGAAACCACTGAAGCAGCTTTCACTAACGCTGGAGTGTCTTTTACCGGTGCCACAGACACCTCTTTAATGATACTCCCACAGGCCCTTCTTAATCCTATTAATTATGGAGGAAGTTTTGACATAGATGATCCAGCATCAACTGTAAATCCAGGCACAGGCAGTAATGTATCTTTAAGCTGAGATAATCTAACAACTGTGATGGAGAACCTTTGGGACTCAGCAGTTAAAACTCAATACAGCTTTGATTGAGAGGCATTATTGGAAAACTTCCCAGGAGTCATTAAAGTAATGGCTTTACAAACTCTTGTCGATAAGGGTATAGATGATCTTTCAAATAAAGTTCCTATGTTTGGCTCTGGTATCGCCAAACAATTAGAGCTATTGAACAGTGTTACGGAAAGTAATAACTTAGAAGGTTTGTTTGATTCAACTGCAGGAGACGCAAATTTAGGGCATGCTCTTTCTGACATTAAGCAACATGCAGATAGTTTTGAAAATTTTACACTAAAAAAAGTAAATGACAAAGTAGCATTAACGGAACTGAGTATTATAACTTTAAAAACTAATTTTTTAGCAGCTGCTTGAGCTGGTAATACAGTGGCTTTAGCACTTTTACCTATTTTAAGTAATTTAAAGGTCGTAAGAGATGATATGCGAAGTGCTTTAAAAGGAACCACAAAGTTCCCTACAAGTAAAAAAATGTCTTGGGGACTTCAGATACAAAACATAAGCGCTAATTTAGGTATTTTTACAACAGGACTGAACTTACCGGGAGTTGGAGATGTAAACTACTTAGATGGAAGTAACGCAGCTATGGTTGAAAGTGAATGGAATGCGTTGTCCCTTTATTTAGAAGGACTTGAAACTCAACCGGCCGATACTGCCTATGACCTACTACGAACCCTCCCTGGAAAAGCTTTTAAAACTATAGCTACAGGAGGTACATATAATGTGGAGAAACAACAGACTCTGTGGTGGGACATGGAGGCTGATTTAGAGGATAACTCTCCTGAAGGATTTATAGCGTTACTTCAAGACATCAAAACAAATTTACATGAATCTCAAACTGTAGATGGGTATGTGTTTAATCAAGCTACAACTATAATGGAACTTATAGAACAAAATGATACTTTTGAGACATTAATGATGTTCTGGGAAAACTTAACATCAAATTTAACTGGTCCTATGGCTCAGTTAGGGAGTGAATTAGCTGCTGGAAACCTAAACTCTATGGTAAATGCATTAACCGAATTTTCTAGCGCATTTTCTTCAGTTTCAGCAATTGGGAAGTGTGCTAAAGACGCTTTAGGCACACCTCCTGGAGTATCTTTTGATGTTGAACTGTCTCCAGAAGAGTATGCCATACAACATAATTTTGAAAAAGCACAAGAAACTGCACAAGATGCTTCTAATAAACTTATAGAATCTTTAAGTGGAATAACAGATGACGATGATTTTAAAGAATTTCTAGAACGTAAAGAGCAATTAAAAACACAATTTATTAACGAGTCAGCAAAACTAGAATCTATATTGGCTCGCTTAACTATGTTATATTCATTGGTAACTTAATATGAAAAAGCAATTAAAAGATTTTTTATTTATAAATATAGGTAAAGAGGGCCAAGTGACGTTTGGTTTAAACGATCTAGGCGAAGAAGTTCGTGGAATAGATCTATTGACTCAGACCATAATAAAACGTATATTAACATTACCGGGGAGTGATTTATATTTCCCTAGTATTGGATCTCAACTTGGAGGTCTATTTGGAGCATCTACAAAAGAAGATATTAATGATGCAAAAGCAATGCTACCGATTATGTTAAAAAATTTAGAAGCAGATATTATTACAGAGCAAGAAGAGTTTGAAGAGCTCTCTGATGATGAAAGACTTTTAGCAATTGAATTAAGTAGTATTGATTATGATGAAAATCTTCTTGGGTGGATTTTAAAACTAAAAATTTGAACACATGCAAATAACTTTATTAATATAACTTTATAGGAGAGCGTAATGGCAATTAATATTAAAAATTATATACGAGAAGCTATAAAAAATGGCTCTACTGCTGTAGACTCTCGTCCAGGAAGTGTGTGGTCAGACTTAGTTGGTAATCCGTTAGGCCATATCTTAGAAGAATTTGATGCCACACAAACTAATATTTTAAATAATATATCTTTACAGAATATCGATCAGGTATCTGAGGATATACTAGATAAAATGGCCGCTAATTTCTTAGTGGAGAGAAATATAGGCGCTTATTCTTATGGCGAAGTAAAACTTTATTATAGAGCACCAATTGAGGTAACTGTTCCGAGAGGCACAAGATTTTCTGATAACGCCGGCAGTAAAATTTATGAGACGACTGCTGATTATACTATATCTAAAGGTGCTATGGCTTTAAATAGAGATCAGTATCCTTTGTATAATTCAGCTCCTATAGGGATTAAGTCTGTTGAGAAAGGAACAGACTATAATGCTGAGGTATTTGAAATTAATACAAATGTGAGTTTTAGTGGTACTCCTGTTAAAATAGAGAATCCTAATCCAGTTATAGGTGGAACAGCCTCTGAATCTAATAGTGAATTTTATGAAAGAATTAAAGATAATATTTTAGGTCCAAACATTTCTTCTGTAAGTGGAATTAAACGTACTATAAAAAACCAGTACCCAGGTATTATTGACATAGAAGTTGTAGGATCACCAGATCCAAGGATGACTAGAGATCTATCTTTACTTGCCGAAGCTTTAGAAAACTTTAAAAGAGAGGATTTTTATCAAGTATACCCAGGACAGACAGGTAATGCATTTGCTAAGGACCATAAGGCTTTATATGGGGACTTTATAGACTTAGATGAATCGGCCGCTATTAAACTACCTTCACCCACAGGGTTCACTAAAGAGTTTGAGTTGGCGATGTATGAAGGGTTGATGCTTGAGGACGATTTAGCATTCGCTGAATCACGCGTTCAAACTATCGCACAAGAATTTTTTAATGAAGAAACCGTAATCTCAGGAAATGTTTTAGATACCTTAAATACAGTTAGTGGTATATGGGAAATACATGACAGTCGTAACCCTAATGGAATGCTTTTTTATCCTGATGAGGTACGAGTTGAGGACAATGTTTTAAAAGTAGGTAAATATGTTGATCTTTCACAACAAGATTTACCAGTAAATTTACCTTATTCTACATTAGAGGGGTTATTTAATATGTTGGTAACAGCTGTTGAAGTTGAGAATAGCTCTGATGTGGATATAGATGACGAAGTTGATATTCAAGGATAACTAGGAGCCATTATGCCAGTACAAACACCTTTATATGAAGTTTACAACGAGTTTAACCAGCTTTTAGATGTAAATAATTTAAATAATTTACGCCCTATTTTTCATGCCCCAATAGATCAACATTTAGGGATAAACATTAGCGGTAAAATGAAAACTGCAGACGCAACACCTAATGGAGATATATGTTATATTACTGTTGCACGTAACCCTAATATTATAGCAGCACACGATGGATACGGACTTGCATGACGAAAACAGCCTGAACATTTAATACGGGTAGCTAACGCAGAGCTTGCAACAAATCCCTCCTCAGCATTATCGCTTATAGATGGAGAATTAATAAATAAATTTTATTTAGACTATGGAATTACAGCTGAAGACGCTGTGTCTGATGCACAATCAAGCGGAGTTCATATAAAAGATAATGAACGTTATTTAAAATATAATGTATTTTTAGTAGACAATGATATTCTAAAAGAAGATGTTTGAGTTAGTCCTGAAATGTTGTGAGATCAAACTGGAGGAAAGAATCAGTTTCTTCAAGCAGCAAAAAAATGGATAGTACCAAACACTTGGTACAATTATAATATAAAAATTTATGATAAATTAGGTATAGACGCTTGGATTTATGAGACTGATAATCCTCCAACAGATCCTACCTCAATGGAACACAGGACCATTTGACGAGGACAAACATACCCCCCTTATGTAGCAATGGCCAGATACTGGGGGACAAAAGATTCGGATAAAGTTGCTTACTTTGGTGGATTAGCAGGAGGTCATTTTGGAATTGGAGTAGAAGACACCCATAATGCAGAATGACATTTCGATGATCTTTTAATTGAATCTTTTATAGAAACTTTTCCAATGCATTTATTCAAGTTTAAACCATCTTCCAGTGATTTTCCTTCTGACGGCCCCTTAACAGTAACATATAAAGGTGTAGGATATGATGATGAAAGGTACTTACAGGATGATACTATTAAAGGTTTCGTTAGAGCGTGGGTATGAAATATTTCCACAAATACATGAGATATTATAGGATCTAACACTAAAACTCCAAAAAATTTAACTGATGGTGAAGATACTTTAACTGTCTCCAACTCTTTTGAGCCTATATCTAACTATACAGATGGTGATGGCCATGTTCAGGTTATAGCACACCCAGCAAATTCCGGGCCAGCTCCAGGAACAACTTATAACTCTGAAACAAACCAGTATGAACAAACACAAGTTTATGTACCAGAAACTGGCCAATGAGAAGTAGTTACAACTGATTATTCCCAAGATGCAAATCATAAACTTGAGTCTTATTATGTCTCTATCTCAAATGCTAGTTTAGAAGGCTTTCATAAAGGTAATGCTATAGACGTTTATGTACATGACCCATCTAATGTAAAAGTTGGTGTCACAACTGTTACATTAGACAATGATTATCTAGTGACAGGGGGAATTTCCGGTATAGATCATTATATACAGGAATTTATTGAAATTCGACAGCACATTTCTCAAACAGTTTTAAACCCTAATACTTACTCTATTCAAAAAGTGCAGCCTGGCAGGGCTTTTTCTGGTGAAGATAGTTATAAAATTCACTTCTCTCAAGATAATTTAGAGGGATCCCGCCTAGATCTTGTATATAAGTATTGAACTGTCGGAGATACTATACAAACTTTTTTAAATAGTGATGATAATAGGGCGCCCGGCGCTGATGTTATGGTAAAACTTATGCCTCCTTATTTCATTAAATTGACAAATTTAGAGTACTCCAGTGGGCCAGCGCCCTCTGAAATGAGAGGAAAAATTATTGAGGCAATTAATAATAGTACTGCTGTTCGCCTAGATAAGTCTGATATTATTAATATTTTTTATAATGCTGGAGCAACATACGTTAACACAGATTTTGATATGGAACTCACCACCACTACGACTGATTTTGTATTTGAGACACAAGAAAAAGCAGACACCTACAAAATTCCAGAGGGCAGTCTGGCGCGATTTTTTACTACAAACTCTCGATTAGTAGGTATTATACAAATATAATGTTTAATCCTGATATAAAATTTGATTTAAGTACTATATGAGATATATTGCCTTCAGTATATCAATTCCTCTCATCTGAAGAAAAAGAAACTATTGAATCCGTTTGAAAAGGATTTTTTGAAGGGCTTGAAGCGTTAAATTATAATATACAACAATCAGCTTATACAAATTATTTAAATGAGTCCAGAGGCTATATTGAAAATAGTTATGAGGATTTAAATTTGTATTTAGAAGGGCCTGGTAAAACAATTTATAATTCTGACCTAATGTTAGGAATGAATATTAAGTCTCTTCAAACTAATAATAATTATTTATACGCCGCTTCAGATTCAGGTATTTATAGGTGTTCTATAGATAATCATTTTTGAGAAGAATTTGGTACAGTCGGATTAAATGACTCTTTCTTAGAAATAAAATTTTTAAATGGGGAAGTATACAGTTATTCGTCTACAAATATCTACAAATTAAATGCGACATCGATTTTTGAAAGTGTATATATAGGCACAAGTATAAAAGATTTAATATACATAAATGGATGGTATTTTGTGTGTACAGACTCAGACATTTATAGAACTGTTGATTGGGATGAAACTTTTAAAATTACAAGCCCGTTAGATGAGAGTTATTTAAGATTGATTCACACAACTAGTGATATTTATCTAGCAACGAATGTTGGAATACATTCGACCGATAATACTAATATATCTTGGACATCTATTTTAACTAGGGGTGGCATCACGGATATTCTCACAGACAATACAAATTTGTATGTGGGCGCTGGTGATGGACTACTAGAAACAGCTGTAAGTTCAGTCTCCTGGTCAGCTGTTACTTCCACAAACACGTCTATCATAGCTTTATTTAATTATAATTCGACTATTTATGCTTTATCACATGAGGATATTCTAGAACGAGACGATTCTAGCGGAATATCTTGAAATAGTATAAAGGATGTATCAGATAAACATCAATGTGATACCTTTGTTGTAGATGAAGAGTCTTACGTAAGTTCTTCGCTGGGAATAGAGCAGATAGGAACACCTACTGATACTCCACTAAATAAAAGTTTTTATTATTACAATCTTCCAAGTGGTGCAGACTATTTAAGTATTAAAGCTTTAAAAGGGCATATAACAGAGCAAGTTCTTTTGGAGGACGACGATTATATTATAGATGATTTTTCTAAATTAAAATTCTTAAAAAGCTTTTCTACAACTGAGGATGCGTCATCTATTTATGTAGATCCTATAACAGCCAGCGGGGCTTATGGTGAAACTTACACAACATTATCAGGTATAGTTCTAAATCCAACAATTTCTAGTATATACTTCCCTGCCTTAGGAAGTTCAAATCCTAAAGCAGATCTACAGCGAGATGTCTATGTACCTTTCGTTAGTGGCTACTGAAATATTGCTAGTACACATGAACAAATGAAAGTATGGTCTAACCACCTTATAAAATTTATACATGCTACTGTAGGTGTTCTAAGACAACAGCCTTCAATCTCTAATCATAGACAGGGCTATTCACTTGTTAGAGGACTTCCATTTGCTTATAATGATTGTACTTATGACTCTTCTTGATCAGAAGGAGGTTTAAACTACATTAAACTTTTAACTTCAGGTTCAACTAGTGTATATGATACGTTTGAAGTTAAGCAGCCTGTGGAATGGAATAACTACTCATCGGGAGACTCAATAAACAAGTTTGACATCTTAGTAAGTGGTGTAGATGTATATGACTGGCATATTGATTCTGGAATTACTCAAAGTTTAGTAGAACATGAGCCAAGTCCGGAAGCATATTATCATGTTATGGGGATTAATGAAACTAACAGACTAAGTGGCCTTTATTACAGCGACGATATAGCTAAATTTTACCTTAAAGATATTTTACCAGCTAATCTTTATACTCCTGTATTTAATCGGGCCCCAGAAGTAGCTTGGAGTGCGGACGACGATTTTTATAATTACACAGGGAGTAACAATATTGCCACACTTACAGCCTTGACTTCGGACCCAGAAGATGATATATTATATTATAGGTGGCGTTATAAAGGACCTTTTACAGACTACACAAATACTTTTCAATATGAGCCTGTTATAAATGGCAATAAACAATCAGAAAGTACTGTAACACTACCAAGTAATTTATTAGTGGATTCTGCAATAACAATGGAGCTAGAGGTGAACGACAAATTTAATATAGTTTTAAATGATGCAGTGCTATATGTATCAGGACAATATCAATTTGATAGTTGGGGCGACACTGAGTTTAAATTAGGGGATTTAAATATTCCTTACAATAAAATAACTGAAATGAATAATTAGGGACTATTATGAGTGATACATCATTATCTTTAAATGTAGTTACAAGTGGGCAAACTCCTGCACAAGGAATGTCTGATTGAAACAGTAATTTTGAATCTGTACAAGACGCATGAAACGATCATATAACAAATACAGCAGCTCACCAAGCGAATACTGCTGATGGTGGAATGGTTTTTGAAGACCTTACGCAGACTTTAACTAACAAAGTTATTTCGTATACAAGCGGAAATAATATAATTATAACTACCTCGGGCATTAGTGGTGATGTAGTTAATTTTCGTACTTTAGAGTACCCGAAACCAACTGTAGGTGATGATGATGACGTTGACTGGGGAATTGGATACGACTCGACGGCCGAAACTAATGAAGTAATACTTCTTAGTGGACTAAATGGGTTAGAAGTACGACATACTGTAGCCACAAATGATTTAAATGTGATGGTACCTGAGAATTTTGTCATAAACTCTGGAACTCAAACATTACATATAAATACTCCTTATGCATCTGATAGCCAAACTTTAAAGGTTGGAGGTGCAGGAACTTTTACTAATACTCTAACAGTTGCGGCAGGTGGGATTAATATTGATGCAGGCGGTTTAGATGTAACAGCTGGCGGTATAACTGTCACTGCAGGAGCTATCGATCAAAACGATTCTACTGATTCCACAAGCGGCTCCACAGGCTCCATAAATACAGCAGGTGGGCTAGGAGTTACAAAAAAACTTTATGCAGGGGATAATATAACTCAACCAGCCAGTAAAAGTATTATAGGTGGTTCTAATGGAACTCTTACACTTCAAGATGCAAGCGGGAATTCTACATTTGTAAACTCTGTAGGAACTGCTTATTTCGATGCATACAATGTATCATTAAGAGCATTTAATGATACCACTAAGTATATAACTGTTGGTAATGACGGTAATTTAACGGTTAATTTAAATTTAAAGCCTGGAACGAACGACTCGTTCGACATAGGTAACAGCTCTCACAAATGAAATGATATATTTTTATCAGGTCATGTGTATGTAGATGATAATAAATACTTCTATTCCGGACCAACTGGTGAAGGCCTTATGCTAGGGCATTCTGGGGCAAATTCCTTTTTAACTTTTGATGGAGGCCCCTCGAATGTAGGATACTTTGCTGTACGCGATAATGCTAACAATGTAAGCGCTAAATTTGAACAGTCTGCAGGCGCCAGTCTTTATTATAATGGTAGTGTAAAGCTGGCCACAACCAATACAGGTGCAACCGTTACAGGGGTGCTGTCAGCAACAAGTTTCTCTGGTGACATCGCAGGAAATGCAACCTCTGCTGACAAGTGGACAACTGCAAGAACATTAACATTAACTGGAGATGCTACTGGTTCTGGAAGTTGGGATGGATCAGGTAATGCTACTCTTTCTGTTACTATAGATGGGGCGCAGCACAGTCATGATACAATGTATTATACAGAGACGGAGTCAGATAACCGATATTTAAGAAAGGATACTAATACTACTTTACAAGGTCAATTGACTATCAACACTTCTGCTACAGCTGCGGCTTTAGCAGACACTTTTGACAGTGAGACCACTAAACAAAATAAGATATATTTTACAGACGCTGCTAGTTCTAACGATAACGGACAAATTGTTCATGAGACATGCTCATCCACAGGGTACACAAATATGGGTGTACTACATCTATGTCCTTCGGATGATGCTACGGACGCCGGTACTGATTATGTATCTATACACGGTTCAAATGACCCTGAACATATAAAACTTCATACCGGTGGAAAAATAGAAACTACTGGAGATATTTATGCTGACCGTTTTTATGGTGGGAGTGGTGGACCTGTCCCATATCTTGTATATTACATGAGAGAAGGAACCCACTCTTTTAGCGCAACGAATGTAGGCGGATATTACCAAGTAGAAAATATTAAAATCCCTGAAAGTGGTGTATATAGATTTAATGCGTCTATAATGACTGAATATGGGGGGGAAGGGTACCATGGAGTAAGAATAGAGGCGCGGGTAGGAGACACTTTTAATTCTGGCACTGTAATAGGGTATTATAGAGCACGTACTTACTATAATAACGATCATTCTACTGATTGAACAGGAGCAATGTTTGGGACTAGGCATTTAACAAGCGATTCTTCTACTAATCTTTGGTTTAAAATTGTAGATCTTTGGAACAATGAGGATGATTTGGATAGATGTGAGGTTAGATCATGCAGTTTAGAATGGATAGGCTCAGGCAACAGCGATTTTATAATAAGCTAATAGGAATTATATAATGAAAAAAATTAGAGTACCAGCTGGTACAGCACAAAAATTTGAAACTGTTTTTGATTCTTTACAAGATTTTACTAAAACAAATTTTGATCAGAGATTAGATCGAACATTTAAAAGTTATGGGCTAGATGTAGAATTTAAAAATAATCTTGTAACAAGCTCTGATTGGGAAATTTCTATATTAGATTCTTTAATTAGACGTGTGCAGGTGAATGTAGGCAGTGATGGAAAAGCAATAGGTATAGTTGATTCTATCGAGCCTATCTGGCTAGATCAGTTATACGCTTTTAATTTAGTAGGTCCCGATCCAAGTAAGCCTTATTGTGTTATTTCTGCGTCATGGGAAAGTGTACAAAGTAACCCATTACCAGTTATAAATGGATTTTTATATGACCCTACTGGTGAAGCAAACACCATAAATACTGTTGTAAACGATCAAACTAAACTTAGAGTCAGTAAATATGCTACTGCAGATGCTGCAATGGATGCAGTTATGAACCATGTTGCGTATAAAATTCCATTGGCAGTTGTTAAAGTCATATCAGGTTCCCCAGAAATGACATTAACAACAGACGATTGGAGCAGTGAATATACAGGCACTCTTGACATAACAATTAATAATGGTGTCATTGACACCAGAAAATATTTCGTAGCGCAACTTAAAGATAATGCTATAGATGATACAAAAGTTTTATTTAAAGATAGAGATTCTACAGAGGCAACTAATAATCCTGTAGATGGGAAAGTTACATTTAAAGATCGGGTTCATTTAGCTGAAGACCTTACCCTTTCTACAGATAAAAGTATTGGTATTGGCTTCGCCGAAACAGATGATATATCTGAATTTTTTCAAGTATATATTAAAGGTGGTCAAAACCGCGGCACAATGCGAATCGAACAAACTGCAACGGATTGAGCATCTAAACTATTTTTAAAGAATGTTACTAATGAATATATGATTGTTAGTGACGCTAATCCTAATCAATTAAGGATTGGAAGAGGGAACACTGCTCTTACAGGTGAGGCAGACCTTGTTATAGATTCTTCTGGTGAAGTAACAGTTGCTGAATCTTTTACAGCTTCTTCATCTGTTCTACATAGTTCAACAACTCATCTAGCCGATAACACCACAGTCGCTAGTGGTAAAAAGTTAGGAGTAGGCTATGCCGAAGGTGATACTCTTTCTTATCCTTTCCAAGTTAGAGCTGGTGCGGGTGCGCTATTAATTGAAAGTACTACTGCTGATACAGATGTTCAAACAACATTTCTTGGAGCAACTACTTCCTCTTATGCAGTACGTTTATCAGCAGAGACAAATGTGTTCGGTATTGGTAGAGCCCAGTTCCCAGCTAATGATTTATATATTGATAGTTCTGGTGATGTTACAATTAGCAATAATTTAACTGTTAATCAAACTGCTCATCTATCTGTTGGACAATTAATTGTTAATGATAATTTAATAACTTCCTCAACAAATGCAGCTATAATTTTAGGAGATAATGTAGATAATCTTACACCTGACAATTACTCCACTAATGTGTACTACCAAAATCGTGAAGCAGTTTTAAAGATCATATCAGACGCAGGAGCATCTCCAAAAAGTTTAATTTTTTCTTCTAACGGACTTACAGATAGCGCTTCAATAGTGACTTCTTCCGATTTAACTTTTAGAAATGATTCAGGAGCGTCCCTTTTAAAATTAGATATTAGCGCACAAACAGCTGAAGCATTTAAATTAAAAGTGGTGCAAGGAACAATTAATAGTGACGCGATTGAAATTGGTAAAGGTGAAAAAATTGTTTGGAAAACAACAAGTTCAACTAACCCTTCTGTGTCATCATATAAACAAGACGGTTCAGGACTTGGTATAGGAGTAAATATTGACTACTCTGGAGAAAGTATGCTAACGTCTGTACAAGATGCAACTAAGCCTACTTCCGCTATTCAAGTTGGTGGAAATTCTTCTGGAGCAAGTATAGGATTTTATTTAGCTGATGAAAACTCCGGTGGCACACTAAATGACACAGATGAAGTTTTAACTATTAATACAACTCAAATTTTATCTAGAAAATGGTTACATGTTCGTGGTGGTAATACTAATAACTACATATCCGATTCGGAGAACACATCTTTTATTAAACATCTGTTATCGACTGATATAACCGCAAGCGATGTAACAAGTGGAGACATTACAATTGCAGATTCCTTAGAAGTTGAAAATGCGCTTACAGTTAATTCAGGGATTATAGAAGCTTCAGTAGGTTTATATGGAACTGATATGTTCCTTAGTTCTATGGAAACAAATGCTAGCTCCTTAGGAGCAGCTTCCGCTAGTTCTATATCAGTTTTAGATTCTTTAGATGTAGGTACAAGCTCTATTACACAAAATGGTAATACAGCTTCAATGGTAGAGATTGTAGGTAGTGGTTTACACGTTAATGGACAAACTTTACAGACTGCCCCAGGGGTTCCTACTTCTCCAACGAATTTTAGAGTTTGGGATGCTTACCCTACTTCAAATAAAAATGAAAAAGCTGGCTACATACATTTGAAATGGAACTATGGTGATTTAGGTTTTGCTTCTGGTTATGCGCCGGTAGATGGAGCTAGTACAGCTCGTTTTGAAACCAACACTGTAAATAGTACTGGAGAAACTTTTAATGAAACAACTGCCAATAATATTGTAGGAAAAACTTTAGTTATATTCCCTCATTTAAATGAGTACGCAATTACAGATTATGATACATCCACAAAAGAAGTTACTATTAATGGTACTTTTGACGCGGATGATCCAGACTATGACTATGTACGTATTGTGGATAGGGATGCAGACTCTTACATATTAAAAGTAATCCAATTAGTTGAAACTTCAACCAATGTATGAGAAGAATCCGCTTTATCTGAAACATTTGTCTTAGATGAAGATTTTATTAATAGTTCATCTTATGTAATTAAATTAGAGTTGGATCAACGTTGGAAATTTAAATTAAAAAGTAAAAACTCCGCGTATTCGTCAGCTTATACTACAATGTCAGATGGATCGTATGATCCTGATCATGATTTTGACTCCTCAGATACAGTATCTTATACAGGAGATTATGATCATTCGTTACCTGTTATTGACAGCACGGCGTCATTATCATTGACTTCTACTTCTTTAGGATTTAATATTAGTGTAGCAGGTGATGCTTGGCAAGTTACGGCTGATGCTCAAAATAGCGCACATGAATATGAAATAATTTATTCGGAAACAGAAGACCCAAGCTTTAATAATTTTAGTGATGTGCACCACTTATTTACAAGTAATACTTTTGTTCCTATTTCAGCAAATGCCCCTAAACGCTGGTATGTTAAAGCGAGAGCGATACAAAATACTGTGCCGGTTAGTTCAGGCGTATATAGTAATATTGTAGGTGGCGGTGGCGGTATACCTCCTGGCGACCAGATTATTGTACAGATGCCAGTAGATATTACTGTAGCATCTGGTACAGTAACAGTTGATGGAGGAACAGGAGCAGTTACTGTAGATTCATATGATACAGAAGGTAATTCTTGTACGATGGGTAATGGAGAACAGACAGGTAATTCTTGGGTAATTACAGACTCCACAGGCTCTACAACAAAAGGTACTACACAAGTTAACAGTCACACAACCAATTTTAGTTAGAGGTTAATTATGCCATTTACACAGACAGTAAAATTAGATAAAACTATTCCGGGTTTAGCTACTGGAGATCAGTGGTTTACTGGTACAACACAAGAAGCTCGTGAAATACATATGGAAAATTTAGCTGTAGATTTTACTATTACCTATATTAATTTTTTATGTTTAAGTGTTGTTGGAATAACAGGAAATGATCCTGCTATTATTAGAATATATCAAGAAGGCCAAGAATCAATGGCCGCCTTATTAGAAGTATCTGGTACAGGGCGATTTACTTCTACAATTAGTTTGGACATAACTGCAGCCCAAGGTTCAAATAGAACTTTAATAATTGATGCGTATGATCCAGACACTTCTTCCCCTAATAACGAATGTTCCTTTACAGGTACTATTTCTGTTACGGGCGCTCCTAAAGTAGACTCAGCGGGGTAATACATGGCAGCCACTTATCGGAATAGGCTTTCCTTAGATAGGCCTTACCGTGGTGTCATGGCCTCTATCTACGACCCCGACGGGGTCAGAGTCGACGTCACTACCACTGACGAAGACGGTTACTACGAATTTTCAGGTCTCTCCACCGGTCCACATATAGTTAAATTTTATGGTCGAGGCTACGATCCAAATACTGACTGAATTGAAGTTTCAATTATAGACGAATTCGGTGAAGGGTTAAAAGGGCCAGACGGTGATCCCGGCCCTCCAGGTATTTCTGGTGCTTCAGGTATATCCGGTAAATCAGGTATATCCGGTAAATCAGGTATATCCGGTGAATCAGGTATATCCGGTAAATCAGGTATATCCGGTGAATCAGGTATATCCGG